CTCCAAAACTAGAGTACCGTAAGTGGTATTCGGAAACACATGCTCCATCTCATCCACCAAATAAGTATCGTGGTATTTCCTATCGTCCATGTAACAATTGGAACTGGGAGGAAAAGAAATGAAAAAACTTAACTTCCTGCAATTGATTAAGGAACAAAAGCAAAAAGAGGAGCGTCGTTATCAAGCTCAATTAGTTCATTTAGTTGGAGCAAAGTGATGGTTTGTCAAATTATTATAACTTCAACTGCTGTGATTGCTTTAACTACAATGCTATTTTCAGCATATATTCAGTGGATTTATAAATGATTTTCTAAGGAGGGTTGATCCCCTCCTTTTTTTGTGGTAAAATCTTATTGGAGAAAATTATTTTATGGATAAAGATAAACTTAAATTAATTATCCGTAACCTTGAATTATTAGTTGATTCTTTAAAGGTAGAAGTATATTCTGATACTCAAAGTTATTTGAATACGGACAAAATTAAACAAACACTTCAATACGATTACGACGAAATTTTTGAGGATGACGATGGTTATGCAGACTAAACCTATTGTTAAATTGATTTCTGTTACTCAGGGTGCAGGAGAACTTGCAGGTAAATCTGCACAAGAAGTGATTACATATACTGCTCGTGTAAGTAATCCAAATAACCAACTTAAGTTTGATACTGCTGCAGGACTTCTTCGGTATTGTATTAAACAAAACCATTGGTCTATCTTTGAACAAGCAGATATGACCCTTGAGATTAACACCACTAGAGGACTGGCAGCTCAAGTGCTTCGTCATAGGTCCTTCGTATTTCAAGAATTTTCACAACGATATGCTGACACAAAACTTCTGACTGAACTTCCTGAGGTTCCTGAACTTCGTAGACAGGATGAAAAGAACCGTCAGAACTCAACTAATGATTTGGATGAGCACACCAGAGAAAAGTTTGAGGGAATGATTGAGCAGCACTTTGAAGAGGCACAACGTCTCTATGACAAAATGCTTGAGAAGGGTGTGGCAAAGGAATGTGCAAGGTTTGTGCTCCCATTGGCAACTCCAACAAGAATTTACATGAAGGGCTCTGTGAGGTCATGGATACATTATATTGATCTTAGGTCTGCTCACGGCACTCAGAAGGAGCATATGGACATTGCAGAGGCAGCACGGTGCGTCTTTATCTGCCAGTTCCCCGATATTGCTAAAGCACTTGGATGGGAACCAGAGAATTGCCCAGAATGCTCTGATGCTCCCTCTGTCTGTATAGAATAAATACAAATATCGTGATTTCATAACTTATGGCAACATACCCTGTTATTCATAAAGATACTGGTGAGCAAAAAGAAGTGACTATGAGTGTTCACGAATGGGACCAGTGGAAAAAAGAAAACCCAGATTGGGATAGAGATTGGTCTGACCCATCAACTTGCCCTGGAAGTGGTGAAGTTGGTGAATGGAAAGACAAACTTACAAAATCAAAACCAGGATGGAATGAAGTTCTTCAAAGAGCTTCTAAGATGCCTGGTGCTAGTGTGGGAAAGATTTAATGTCAAGAAAAAGAAGGAATTCTGACCAACCAATCGGAGTTGGCATGACTGCAAAGCAAATGAGAAGGAAGAGACCTCTCAATTCTGATTTGCTAATTGATATTGAACCATTAACAGATAATCAAAAAAAATTATTTGAATCATATTCAAAAGGAAGACATCTAGTTGCTTATGGTGTTGCTGGAACAGGTAAGACATTTATTACTCTATACAATGCTTTAAAAGAAGTTCTAAATGAGATTACTCCATACGAGCAAATTTATATTGTTCGTTCACTAGTTGCCACTCGTGAGATTGGATTCCTTCCAGGAGACCATGAAGATAAGTCTAGTCTTTATCAGATTCCTTATAAGAACATGGTAAAGTATATGTTCCAACTTCCAACTGAAACTGACTTTGAAATGCTTTATGGAAACTTAAAGCAACAGGAAACTATTAAGTTCTGGAGTACATCATTTGTTCGTGGTACAACTCTCGATAATTCTATTATTATTGTTGATGAATTTCAAAATATGAATTTTCACGAGTTGGATTCTATTATTACTCGTGTTGGTGAAGATTCCAAGATTATGTTCTGTGGGGACGCATCTCAATCTGACCTAACAAAGTCAAATGAAAGAAATGGAATTAGTGACTTCATGGATATCTTGAGAAAAATGCCATCTTTTGATATAATTGAGTTTGGTATTGATGATATTGTTCGTTCTGGACTTGTTAAAGAATACTTAATTGCAAAAATGGAATCTGGATTGAATGTCTAATATATTAACCCATGAAGAAAGATTTAAACATATAGATTTGAATCTTCCCAAACTTGAAAGAGAAACTATAGATGGGGTTCGATACTATAAAATCCCAACAGAAGAAGAACTTTTGAGATTTGTTTCTATTACCTCTGTTACTACTCACAAAAACCGTCAATTTTTTGCTGACTGGAGAAAAAAAGTAGGAGAAGCAGAGGCAGATAAAATTACACGACAAGCAACAAGTCGTGGAACTGATATGCATAGTTTGGTTGAGAACTATCTTTATAACATTCCAGAGCTTCCCGAAGTTCAACCATTATCACAAATCTTATTTAAAGTTGCAAAACCAGAGTTGAATAAGATAAATAATATTCATGCTTTAGAAAGTTCACTTTACAGTAAAGTTCTTGGTGTTGCTGGTACTGTAGATTGTATAGCAGAATATAATGGTGAATTGGCAGTTATAGATTTTAAAACTTCTAAAAAACCCAAACCAGTTGAATGGATTGAACACTATTTTGTACAAGCAGTTGCATATGCATGTATGCTTTACGAAATGACTGGCATTTCAGTCAAAAAACTTGTAATTTTAATGGCATGTGAAAACGGAGAATGCGTTGTCTATGAAGAATATGATAAACAAAAATATATTAAGTTGCTCATCAAATACATTAGAGAGTTTGTTAACAGTAAACTTAATTAACATGGAAAACAACATTAAAGATGTCCTTAAAGATAAGTTTCTATGTCCACAAAAGTTTGCTCAAGATATTGAACATATCGTAAAAATTTCTAAGATTAGTTACATCGATGCAATAGTAAGTTATTGCGAAGACAATTCTATTGAAATAGAAACAGTCCCAAAACTAATTCCAAAACCACTTAAGGAGAAACTTAAGTGTGAAGCAACTAAATTAAATTTCCTTAAAAAGACGAGTAGGGCAACTTTGAATTTTTAAATTGTGACACCCTTTGATGTATATAAAACTTATTTGTCAATAAAGAATCATTTCACAAAAGAAAAGTACGATTACTTTAAATATTGTGGAAGATCTAGAGCAAGTTTAGAGTCCTTTCATAAGAGAAAGGACAGATACTTTTTTGAAAAATTATCTCGTCAAAAAACAGACGAAGAAATAAAAGCATATTTTGTTGCTAGTTTTATTGAATGTACTGATCCCCAGTCATTATGGATTGGAGAAATTATATCAAATGGGGAAAGAAATTATGTCGAGTGGGCAAAAAGATATCAAAGTCTCAGTTATATGTTTAAAACTGAGAGTGAAGTCTTTATAAACAAAGATAATTTCAATTCCCTATTTGAATGCAAACCAAATAAACACCCTGAGATATTGAAGAAATATTTCCAAAAAGCAATTACTCTTGAAACGATGGTAATATTGGATTGCATCTTGGGATATGTTTCTAAGTTTGATAAAAAGGTTACTGACCCAGTATGGGAAACCGTAAGTTTTAAGATAAAAAAATATAGACCGTTCCTAAATATTGATGAGTCAAAATTCAAAAACATTTTAAAGGAGATAGTATTATGAGTAGATTTTTTGATTCAGATATGGTCAGAAAATCTGTAGTGGAGTTAGAAGAAATTCAGCAAAAACTTTTTGAACAGGTTCTGCAACTTTCTATCTATGATAATCAAGGTAAAAAAGAACATCTTGATTTGATGAGAGAATTTCTAGAAAAACAAAAACTTTTTATCTTTAGACTATCTCTCTCAGATGACCTAGAAGCAATTGAATTGAAAAATAGAATTATTGATTCTGCCAAGATGTTTGGATTGGCAGAGGATGGAACTGTTGATGACTTCTTTAAAATTCTTGAGTCTACTATTGAGTCTCTTGAGAAAACCCTTGACGACTGACTCAAATCTTGGTATACTTAATACGTACCAATACGGCACACACTTCTAATACAATTAATACGGAGAATACGAATGTCCTTTGCTGATCTTAAAAAACAATCTAAAATGGGTTCTCTTACCGAGAAACTCATCAAACAAGTTGAGAAACTCAACGAATCTGGTTCCAAAGATGATGACCGTTTTTGGAAACCTGTTATGGATAAGAGCGGTGTAGGTTCCGCAGTTATCCGTTTCCTCCCTGCCCCCGAAGGTTGTGAACTGCCTTGGGCACAAGTATGGTCTCACGCATTCCAAGGTCCTGGTGGTTGGTTGATTGACAACTGCCTCACCACTCTTGGTCAGCAATGTCCTGTTTGTGAAAAGAACCGTGTTCTCTGGAACTCTGGATCTGATCGTGATAAGGAAGAAGCACGTAAGCAAAAACGTAAGCTTTCATATTACGCAAACATTTATGTCGTTCGTGACCCTGCCAATCCTGATAATGAAGGCAAAGTCTTCCTCTATAAGTTTGGTAAGAAAATTTATGACAAGATTCTTGCAGCAATGCAACCTGAGTTTGAAGATGAAACTCCCATCAATCCTTTTGATTTCTGGACTGGTGCCAACTTCAAACTGAAACTCGTCAAGAAAGATGGTTATTGGAACTATGATAAGTCCGAGTTTGCATCTCCTGCTCCTCTTCTTGATGGTGATGACGATGAACTTGAGCGTATCTACAAGTCTCTGAATAACCTGAATGACTTCACTGACCCTAAAGAATTCAAGTCTTATGATGACCTGAAAAAGCGTCTTGAGTACACTCTTGGTCTCCGTGGAGTCCCTAAAAATCAAGACCCTGAAGTTGTTGCTGAAGAGGAAGAGTGGGAAAGTGAACGTCGTGGTGAAACAACTTCAACCTCTCGTTCGTCCACTTTTGAAGATGTAACTTCGTCCTCATCTAAGTATGAAGAAGATGAAGATGATGATGCTTTGAGTTACTTCCAGAAACTAGCAGAATCCTGATTGAGTCTTTAAATTTCAAAAACGACCTTTAAATTAAAAAAAGGGTCAAAAAAATTTCCCGCAAATTTTTTCTTCGTGAGGGTTTGCGGGATTTTTTTTATTTATTATTTCTTGGGTTATATACTCTCTTAGTATTTGAATTTATGTATTGTGATGATCTATCATATTTCATCATGTTCTTCATGTCATAAGTGACTGAGCCAATATATTCTGGTCTTAATACAAGTATTGTTCTTTTCTTTTCATTCTCTTTTACTTCGAATTCGTAATTTGTTACAGAAGTAACCACATTTTTAACAGTTTGTATTGCACCATTAGTATCAAGATACTCTAGTATCTGACTATCAGACTCAATAAAAACTTTCATTCCAGGATAGGGAAATTTCATACTGGTAATTCGTTAGTAAATTTGAAGGTTGGTTGTAGAACACCATTGATTAGAGTTCCAGTGATTTCATAAAGTCTTTCTGGTATTCTTATTTTTGTATCTGTTATAGCATCAGTTAATTTTATTTCGACTTCATTTCCATTTCTTTGTTTTATTTTTAAGATTCCACCCCAACTATAAGGCCAATCCGCTAAACTATTTAATATAGTTACATCACCAAATCCATTCGATGTTTTGGATTTTATCTTTAAAAATGAAACGTTTGTCCGAATATCGGTGACTAGATATTCACTAGATCTAATATCTTTTCCGTAAATCGTAAGTTTTTGGCAAAGATTAATAGTGATGACAGTATTACTCTTTCCACTTGGAAATGAATTTAAGAGATATTCATTTGAAGTTTCATTTGTTTGTATTACTTCAGATTTTGCAGGATCTATCCGTAATCCACCTTCAATAATAATTCTTCCATATTCGTCTTTATATTCCACAGTTTCATAATGATGAATTTTCTTCAATTCCTCATCAGATCCATACTTCTGGAGCATATATTTGTATAATGAGTCATTATCTAATGGCCACTCATTATTCACATTTTTGATATTATTCGTAAGTAGCAAAATCCAGTCTAATTGTGGGTCATTATATAGTTTTTGTGCAATTTGTTCTGGTCTTTCGTTATCTTGTATTTGATAATAAGTGAACGCAGTTGAAAATTCTGCAACATCACTTCTTAATTTTGCTCTTCTAAAGAAATTTTTAGCAGTTGTGTACTCATCAATGTAATTTCTTACACTGAATGGTGATGGATATTCTAAATTTGGAAGTTCTCTAAAGTATGCCATATTAGTAACCTACGTCGTCTGCTCCGATTGGATCTAAATCTGGATAACCTTTTAACTTTTCAAATATTTCTGTTTGATAATCTGATTCAAATATTGGTTCCAATTCAGTAAATCCCATACCCAAATTTACGGATACTGGTTGTCCCTTATCATATGCAGACCACTGACCATCTGGGGTGTAATTTACCGCAAATCCAGTTAAAGCACATAGTTTAAATCTGTTCATACCAGATATTGCTTTTCCATCGGCAGTAGTATAACGTAATTTAAATATATTTGGACTTCCTAGTAGTGCAGAGGAAGAACCAGCACCAGATCCTGAATTTAGTTTTCTGGCTGCCATTCCTTGTTTAAATAACCTTATAATTCTTTTCACTGTTCTTGCTTCTCTTTCACTTCTTGGACTCATTCTCCAAGAGAATTCAAAACTTCTGAGTTTTGGTGAATTAAATAGCAATTCCATATTAGAGTTTGGTACAATACCAAATCCTCTTGATAATATAGTTTCTGGTGGAATATCTATATTTGCTGCTTTGAGAGAAAGCGACGCAGTTAGTGCCTGTACCTGTTTTAATACTGATGGATCTTTTAGGTCTGGTCCAATTCTATTTAATAAATCTAAGTAATATATCGCTTGAGACACATTTATGTTTTTTAGATTGGTCATCACGCTTGATATCAATGCTCCTGCAGCTGCTCCTGGTAAATTACTAGAAGTCTGTGATAATATAGCAGCAGTAAGATTATTCATAGAATCTTCCTGCCAAGCAACTGCATTTGAATCTGAAGCATTATTTGGTATTGGAAGTATAACTGTTCCTATAGGTTTTTCTTTCCCGAATTTAGCACCAGACAATCTTTGCAATCCTTTTACTATAATGTCACCTGGTTTTCCATCAAATAAATCAGTTCCGCTTGGAGCAGAGTAATTATACATTGTTATTCGAAGAGTATCTTGCTTACTTTCGAGAATATCACGAGGATAAACCAATAATTTTTCTGAGATTACTGACTGGGTTCCAAATAAATCTTTTTCATTTACACTGGGGAAATCTAGTGGTTCATTGAATGATGGCAAAGAACCTGGGGGAGATGCAGCAAGTTGTCCACCAGGAACAGCAGTTGCAATTCCTGGATTTGTTCCTGGAAAAAAGTTATTAATTCCTGCAGTTCCTTTTGGATCTAATGCTGTTTTATTGAGTTTCAATCCAGCATTTGCTCCACCACCTTTTGCATATGCAGCACCAACTTTTCTTCTTATGTCTTCACTGATTTGGTTTGCTAATGCTGTTGGTTTTCCATCTTTAAACAATTTTGGATCTCTCAGAGCATCACCATACCAACTTCCATTTTTATAAAATACTGCTAATCCAATTCCAATATCATAACTTCCACCTAAACCTTTCTGTTTAAGTTCATAATCACCAGTGTCTGGATCATACCTTAAACCAAATCCCAATGGAACTCCAAGAGGGGCAATTCCTGATACGTAATAGTTGTCCTTTAGTAACTTATATCCCATTAAGGTGCGTCCCAGACTCGGTATTTTGGTACGGATTGTCCGTTTTTATCGACGAATTGCTCTGTCGGTAATAATGAAACTCCAACCCAATCATTTTTTGGGACTTTAAATAATTCACTCATTACACCAGAAAAAAGATATTTGTGAATAGTCTTTTTTGGTGCGTTAGAAATTCCTGTTTTATTTAGGAGTGATTTAGCAAATCCCCCTCTATATTGTGGATTTAAGTAATGAAGATTGATTCCAACAAAACTTCCCTCTCTTGGATTTACATCCACAATGAATGAAAGTGGATGCCTATCCCACCAAGGATATTTTTGTGGGTATTTTGCAGAATATAAGAAAAAAACTAAATCACCAGGAACTATAAAGTTAGTATCGATCTCATGTATATTTCTTTTTTGGTAATTCCTCAATTCATTCATTGTAGCATTTGTCCACCAATTGCTACTTCTGAATTTTTTTCCTGCTTGTTGTTTTATATCGTCTGATATCATCGTACTGGTATTCCCAATTCTTTTTCTGTTAGGATTCTAAATTCGTACTTTCTATCCTCGCAAAATTCTCTTGCTGCTTTCCATTTTGCTTGATTAACTGCCCAAGTTTTAACTCTAAATGCCCAAGATTTTGTTCTTCTTTTCGGATTTTGCTCTGGCATTTTTAAATCTTTTTCTGGTTTTATCTCAACAACCAAGGTTCGATTGTTGCCATTTTTATCTTTATATTTCACAAAAAAGTCTGGAAAATAACGATGGACTTTATTATCTATTGGTGAAATATATGGTATAAAAAATTCTTCTGACCTCCATTCATTTACACTTTCGGTTAGGTCACAGTATTGCATAAACTTCAATTCATAAGAAGACCTATAAATTATTTTTGTTGGGTCTCCTTTGTATTTTTCTGGCTTTTGTGGTCTAAATTTTCCTTGTCTATATCCAGAATCATCCTTATGTGGCATACATAGTATAGGTATTTTTTAAATATTTATAAATGGCACAGGAGAACTCTGCAGGCAAGCCAGAGATAGGACCATTATATGTAAAAATGACTACTTCAAGAACTGATGGAGCAGTTGGACTTGCTGGTGCTAGAGATATTTTTGGTGCATTATCAATTACCAGTCAATTCAAAGTTGCTCTGCATCTAACTAATTCTGGTGATGATCCCCTAATGAAATGGTTAAATAAATCTGGTCTTACTAATGACATAGTACAAAATACTTATTATGATTTTTATTGTGCAGAAGCAGTAATTCCAGGAGCAACATTTGAAGTTGCAGAAGAAGCAGGAAGTCGTCAGGGAGTTATTGAAAGGATACCAACAAGAAGAGTTTATGCACCAGTAACTTTGACATTTTATGTTGATAATGATTATAAACTAATTCGTTTATTTGAAGAGTGGATGAATTTTATTAATCCAATTTATGGTGAAAAAGGTGAATTTCAAGCATCAGATAATGGATTTGGAAATGCAAAAGATAGAAATAACTTTTTTAGAATGAGATATCCAGATGATTATAAAAGAACTATTAGTATTGTTAAGTTTGAAAGAAATTTTAGTCTCACTCCCGATCAAACAGGAGGACTATTAGGTAACGTTCCTAGTATTACTTATAGGATGATAGAAGCATTCCCAACAAATATTACAGCACTCCCAGTATCTTACGAGGGAAGTACTATTACCAAAACCACAGTCGAATTTAGTTATTCAAGATATGTTTATGAAAAAAATCCTGGAACCAGAAACCTTCGATAAATAATTTTACTGAATGTTTTATTAGGACATTATGCCTTTACCAAAGATTTCTACACCAACATATGAGTTGGAATTACCTTCAAATGGGAAAACGATTAAATACAGACCATTTTTAGTAAAAGAAGAGAAAATTTTAATTATTGCATTAGAATCCCAGGACACCAAACAAATTACTACTGCAATAAAACAAGTACTAAAAGAATGCATTTTAACAAAAGGTGTTAAAGTAGAAGAACTTCCTACTTTTGATATTGAATATGTCTTTTTAAATGTAAGAGGAAGGTCAGTTGGTGAAAATATTGACCTTATAGTTACATGTTACGACGATGAAGAGAATACTCAAGTTCCAGTAACAGTTTATGTTGATGAAATAAATGTGCAAAAAAATCCAGAGCATTCTACAGATATTAAGTTGGATACTAATTTGGTAATGAGAATGAAGTATCCTTCATTAGATCAATTTATTAAAAATAACTTCGATTTCAGTGATGCACAAAGTGAAAGTAACATCGAAAAATCATTTGATATCATTTCTTCTTGTATTGATATGGTTTATAGTGATGAAGAGTCTTGGGCAGCAGCAGATTGCACAAAGAAAGAGTTAATTGACTTTATTGAGCAAATGAATTCTCAACAATTCAAAAAAATCGAACAGTTCTTTGATACGATGCCGAAACTTTCTCATACATTGAAAGTTAAAAATCCTAAAACAGGAGTAGTCAACGAAGTAACGTTGGAGGGGTTAACGAGTTTTTTCGGTTAATTATGTCTCATATGGATCTTGAGGCATATTTTAGAATTAATTTTGCCCTCATGCAGTTCCATAAATATTCTTTGACTGAGATTGAAAATATGATGCCCTGGGAAAGGGATATTTACGTTGGATTATTGCAACAACATATAGAAGAAGAAAAATTGAAGCAAAAACAAGCAAATGGCAATTAAGTCTGCCCTTAGACCAGAATCTATAGTCAGAACAAGACCAAAAAGTGTGCAGTCTGCTCAGAATTTTATTTCTGGTGGAACACCACTTGGATCTTCTGTTGTTTCTTCGGCAGCAAATAAAATCGTAGGGTTTCAACGTGCAGCAGTAAAACCAGTAACCCCAGATATTAACTCAATTGTCAGTACTATCTCTTCCAATATCTTAACTCAAGTTGATAATAGTATTAGAAATGCCACAAATATAACAAATAGGCAAGTAGATGGTAAATTAAAGCAAGTAGCAGCAAATATAACAAATCAAGTACAGCAAGTAAAACAAGAACAAACAAATCAAGTAACTCAACTTCAAACTGTTGTTCAAAACATTCGTCAACAGACTAATAATTTTGTAAAGCAACTTTCTGAAAATTATAAAAAAAGAGTTCAAGATGTTGATACTGCAAAACCAATTGGTATATTAGATAAGTTTTTAAAAGCATATCAAAATGCAATTGGTTTTATTCAATTCTTTGGAAAGGGAAAGAATATCAAGCAGTTAAGAGAAGGTTTACAAACACTTAAGACTTCTTTTACTGAAAGTTTTGAAATTGCTAAGTTAATTAGACAAACAATTTTAAAAATTGTCACTCAATTATCCAATTTACCAAAAGCAACACCAGGCGGAAGTCCTGGATTAAATTTAGATATTGATGTTCCAGGTGGAGCACTAAAAAGAACTACTCCCAGAAATGTAAGATCTGTAGGAAGAAGAGGTGCAGGAATGCTTGGTTTGGGATTGGGAGCAGTTGCTGCAGGTGGTGCAGTTAATGCTCTTGCTGATAGTGATAGACTCCAATCAATGCCTCAAGTAGTGGGTGGACTAACTGGAGGAATTATGGATTCATTTGCATTTATTGTGAATAAATTTGCAAATGCTGTAGAAGAGATGATAAAGGGTGGTACAAAGAAAGAAACACCATCAACTCAACCTGGACCTTCTTCTGGTGGAGCACCTTCTAGTCCTGCGAGTCCAGGTTCTTCTCCTGGAGGTGGGGGTTCCATGGGTGCAACAGATGTCACTGCTGATACTCAAGAAGAAAAATCATGGTTACAAACTCTTAGAAAAGTTGAAGGCACAGCAGATTCTGGTGGATATAATAAATTAGTTGGTGGTGAAGTAGTGCCAGAATTGACACAAATGACTTTGCAAGAAATTTATGATCTGGGAATGAAGGGTAGAATTGGTGAGGGAACTTTACCACAGAGATTCGGAGGAAGAAAAGTTAAATTTGGTGCGGATTCTCATGCAATGGGTGCATATCAGTTCAAACCACAAACAATGTTGGGAGTCGCAAAACAATTAGGATTGGATCCCAAAACAACAGTATTTTCTCCAGAAATTCAAGATAAACTTGGACTAAAAAATCTTCGTTTAACTGGAGTAGATCCAACAAAAAGAGCAACTCAAGCAGACATCGAAAAAGCAGGAACTCAATGGGCAGGATTAACTCCACATTGGGGACAAACTAAGAGAACATCTGCACAGTCATTAGAAATTTATAATAAGTATTATGGATCTGCACAGGCAAAACCAGATAAGGGAATGGGAATGCTTGACGGGATTGATCCATCAATGATTGATGCTGGACAGAGAAAGGCATTAGGAATCAATATTTCCCAACCACCACCATCACAAGCAAAACCATCTATAGTTTCACTTCCACTTTCTGGTGGGCAGCAAGCAAGTCAACCACAATCTGGTGGGGGTGGTGGTCAAATGGTGGTCCCACCAGAACAAAAAGGACCATCAGTTCCATTGCTACCATCCTCTGACGAGAGCAATTTCTTAACAATGTATTCAAAAATAGTCTACAATATTATTGACGGATAATGGCAAAAACTATTTCTTCCCCACTAGTTTCATCTTTTAATAGTATTGCTTCTCTGAATGGTAATACTAAACGTAATCTGACAAAAATGCAGTCAGAATACAAAGCATTTTCAACATTTTTATTGAGAGAAACTAAAGCACTTGAGGGTATTAAATTACCACCAAAAAGAAAGATAAAAGAACTTTCAAATTTAAATATTGCTAGTAACTTTGGCAATATTGGTAATCTTTTACGTTCTTTAGTTGGTGGTGCTCTTGATGTTGGTGGTTTCCTTGGAAGTATGTTTCCAGGAAAAGGAAAATTAGGAGAACCTGCTAAAGCAGTGGGAAAACCAGCAAAACCAATTCCAAGAGGAAAGGGATTGAGATTTGGTGGGTTGAGATCTATTGGGATTGTTAATAGTATATTTGCTGGATTAGACTTTGCGACTGGACTAGCAGAAGGAGAAAGTATAGGTAAGTCTGCTGCTGGAACTGGTGGTGCTCTTGCTGGAAGTTTACTTGGTGGTGCCATTGGACAAACCCTCATACCAATCCCTGGAGTTGGATTTGTAATTGGAAGCATGGCAGGCAATTTCCTTGGGGGATATGCTGCTGATAGAGCATATGAAGGTGTAACGGGAGAAAAGTCATTAGAACAAAAACAGCAAGAAAGACTCAAAGCACAAGAGCAAAAGCAAAAAGGTCTTGCTGAAGGCGGAGGAAGTTTAAAAGAGTCAATGAATAGACTCGGAAGTGCTGTCAATAAATTTAGTGAGTTTGCTTCTGGTTTTTCTATGGATAGTGAGTCTCCTATAGGTGAAGGAACTCAGACTGATATAACTTCTGTAGATCCCAACGACACTGGTGGTGGGGTAACAGATGGAGCAGCAGATGCAAATTATCCTGGTTTTGATAATGTTGAGAGAGTTTCTCCATTTGTTACTGGTCATGTGAGTACCTATCCAGGAGCACAATTTGGTGCTGGAAGACCAAATGGAAGAGTTCATGCTGGGCAAGATATTGCGGGTCAAAGTGCTGGTGACCCAGTTTTGTCTGCAATGGCAGGAACAGTAACTCAAGTTGGTCGTGGTTATCCATGGCAAAAAGGTGGAGGAAGTAGTCAAACCATTACAATCAAACATAAAGATGGAAGTATGACAAGATATGTTCATGTTATGGCAAATACATCTGTTGGACAAGAAGTTAAAACAGGAGAAAAAATAGGAACAATTTCTCCTGCAGACACAGCAAGTTCTGCAGATTTTCCACATTTGCATTTCGAGTTATATAATTCTGGTGGAAAATTAATTGACCCAAGACCATTCTTAAGGACTTCCCCAAAGACACCAAAAGTAGTTCCAGTTAAAACTGGAACACCAGCAGTTGCTCCAACTTCAAATGGACAAGCAGGAAAGTTTACTGCAAATGATATTATGTCTGCACCAATGTTGACAATTGGAGATAGTATTGCAAAAGGAATAAAAGATCAAACTGGAGGTGCTGGGTCTGCAACTGCTGGAGCAACTCCAAAAGATGTTCTTGGTATGATGCAATCTCAAGACATGAAAGGAAAACTCGTTAGATTATCATCTGGAATATCTAATGAGACTGGTGATTTATCAACAGTCAGACAACAACTACAATATGCTCAAAAGATGGGAGCAAAAGGTGTTCAGTTAATGGGAACAAGTGTAGATAGAGGTGATTTGTCTCCACTAAATGCAAAGTTACAAGCATTAGCAAGTGAATTTCCTGGATTCGTTCAATTTGCTGGGGGGTTCAATGCTGCCGATAAGATTCATCCAGATTATAAAAAATATAGTCAAAAATTACAGGATATGATGAAAGGTGGAATGGGTGGTGAAGGAGTAGACAAGTCAAAATTTGCTCCAGGTGCTCTTTCCAAATTAGAAAATTATCCAGAATACAATGCGCCAGGTTCATCAATTGTTTTGGTTCCGATTACTGGTCAATCTGCACCTTCTGGATCTAGTGCCCCAATGACTGTTACTGGTGGAGGAGGTGGTGGGACTCCTCCTCCGATGGTTATGGGCAAATCACAAGCACAGGTGGTAAATAGTTTAATGAAAACCCTTCTTCTCACAAATCTTTCGCAAACATAATGTCAAATCCATTTATAGCAGGTTTAACATATAATTTTGTTGTCATAGAATCTCTTGATGGCAAGAAAAAAGTTGATATTACAAATTCTGTTTTGTTTGCAGATTATTATGAAGATATACTCTCACCTTGTGTCACTATGAGCATGATGATACAAAACTCAACTTCTCTTGTTAACTTTTTACCAATAAGAGGGGGAGAAAGAGTATCATTCAGTGTTCAGACTGGATCTGGCGAATTTACATTAGATAAAAAGTTTTCTATGTATGTTTTTAAAGTGAGTGATATTATTGCAGAAGACATGAAGGAAATGTTCACATTGCATTTGACTTCAAGAGAAGGAATCACAAATGAAACCACAAGATGTTTTAAGAGATATGAAGGAAATATTAAAACAACTGTAGAATCTATATTAAAGAATGACTTAAAAAGTGAGAAGTACGAAACTAAAAATATCGAAAGCACATCAAACAGTTATAATTTTATTGGAAATACAAGAAAACCATTCACTGTATTGACTTGGTTGGGTCCAAAGGCAATGCCAAATGCATCTGGTGGTGTTTCTGGAAAAGGAAACAGTGGAGAAGCAAAAGGAACTTCTGGATATTTGTTCTATGAAAATAAAGAAGGATTTAATTTCAAAAGCATTGATAGTTTAGTATCTAGTACTCAGATTGGATCTTCTTCAGCAGATTCTAAAACGATATCAAAGTATGTTTACACTGGAGTAGTCGAGGCAAGTAAAGTAGAAAATGCATTTATAATTTTAAATTATAATATAGAAAAGAATATTGATTTACTAAAGAGTTTAAGAGTTGGAATGTATTCAAATAAGACATACTTTTATGACTTTTATACTGGTCATATGGACATCTATACGTATAAATTGAAAGACCAAATCAAAAATACATTGGGAACAGATGATACGATAGCAGTTTCTAAAGAACTTGGTGATTCGTGGACAAGAATAATGGTCAGAACTTCTGATAGGGGTGTTTTGGATAAAGAAACTGTCGTAAAAGAATCAGGGAGAGATGTTGCGGATATGGCAAAATCCGCATCAAGATATAACATTTTGTTCACTCAGGCACTAAATATGGTAGTACCATGTAACATTAAACTAAAAGCTGGTGACGTAATTCACGCTGAATTTCCTGCAATCGAAGTAACTGATAAAAAACAAGCTGACAAACAACAAAGTGGAAATTATTTAATCAAAGAATTAAGACACCATTTTGAACTGAATCAAGTAGTGACAAGTTTAAAATTGATTAGGGATAGTTATGGATTATATGGGTCTTCCAACCGATAAAAACTATGGAACTTCAACAGACCATCAATGATATTTGCGAGGAACTAGAAAGTCCTGCAATAAATAAACAAAGAAAAAGATATTTGGAAAATTATCTTTCAGAACTTTTAGAATTTCAAAAGCACAATCCAGATGCTCTTGATTGTCCAACTCATCTAGAGTTGTATTGTGATTTAAACCCAGACGCACCTGAATGCAGAATTTTCGATGATTGAAGGATCTTTATTAAAATCAAACTATCTTGGAAAAGATGGATTTATTTGGTGGATAGGACAAGTTGCCCCAGCAAAAGTCTGGAGAGATGAGAAATCTTGGCCAGATGCTGGTAAAAATAAAAAAGGCGAAAAGAGTGGTAGTTGGGCATATCGTTGTAAGGTAAGAATTATTGGGTATCATCCATTTGATAGAAACGTTCTTCCAGACAATGATTTGCCTTGGGCACACGTATTGACTACTGGAGCAGAAGGATCAATCCAGGGTGGTGTTGGGCAAACACTGAGATTGACTGGTGGAGAAACTGCTTTTGGTTTTTTCTTAGATGGTGATGACGGGCAACAACCAGTAGTTGTCGGTTGTTTGCATAGAAATGAAAGTGTTGAAAATTTCCCATCAGAGTCAATTGCTGATCAATTGAGACCTTTTACTGGTCATACTGGTCCTTTAAGACAAGGGGCAACACAAATAAGAAAGCAAAATGATGGTGTTCAAGGTGAACCAAAAACATCAAACTCTATAACAGATATTGCTTTTTCTAAAGATATTGGTGATTTATCCAAAACAACTAGAGAAGAAAATAAATCAGGAGCAGATCAATTTATTCGAGAAGATTATGCATCTCAGCAATTTGCTGCAGAGGTTGGTGAAGTTTGTATTGTTAGAGAAAATGGTTGTAATGATAATTTAATTGGAAAAATATCAAAAATATTACAAGAATTTATTCAATTTGTAGGAAGAATACAAGATTTTATTGGAACTTATATCGACCCAATATTAAATGAGTTTGTTGATATCGTTAATGAAATAAGAGGATTTGCGAGAAGAATCGTTGGGGTTATAAAATTTATAGTCAATAATCTTCGTGGTGCAATCATTAAGTTAGTTACAAATTTATTTCGTGATTTTATCGCAAAGGTTCTGCCACTACCACAACACCCACCAGTAGCAGAAGCAACGAAAAATATCATCAATATTATCTTCTGTTTATTTGAAAAATTAATTCCATTAATTATTGATTACATTGTCAATCTTTTGACAAATATGATTGGTAGAGCAATCAATGCTCCATTATGTGCGGTTGAAGAATTTACTGCAGGAATTCTTGGAAAATTAATGGAGTTTATCGAAGACCTTCTTGGTCCAGTTATGTCTGGATTGAATTGGTTACTTGGAGGTATTGGACAAATAAGTAGTGTATTAGGTCAAATTTCTTCTATTGCCCAACAGATTCTCAATTTTATTGGATGTGACCAATTAAAATGCGAAACTGCAACTCAATGGTGCGCTGATGGAGGAGCAGCTAAAAAAGGAAAAGATAGTTGGTCAAGAACACTTAAAAAGTTAAACTTCATGAAAGGAGTTAATCAAAGCATTGATGATGCTATTGGTTCTACTTCAATGTTTGGATATACTGGACCATCACCGTTTAGAGATTGCTCTCAAAAAGTCAATAATCCGACAAATCAAAATGACAAAACAAAACTTCCAACAGGAGTGAAGTCTTCTTCATGCATACCACCAATACTTGAAATATTTGGAACAGGAATTAATGCACAAGCAATTCCGATTGTTGGAAATGATGGTAAAATATTGACTGTTGAGGTATTAAATCCAGGAAGAGGGTATTCAAAACCACCATCAATTAATGTAATTGACAATACAAATCATGGTTCAGGTGCTCAACTTGAAGCTAAAATTAAAGATGGAAAAATAGAGTCAATATACGTTGTAAATCCTGGATCTGGTTATTGTTTACCAGATTATGCAAACACATTTGTTTTCCCCACTTATTTTGTAACAGCAGACAAATATACAGTGTTTGAAGGAGAAACAATAACTTTCACAATAACAACTACAAATTTAGCAGATAATACTGAATTATACTATGATATTACTGGTGATATTACAATAGAAGATTTGGAAGTCACTTCATTATCTAATAAAATAAAAATAATCAATAACACAGCAACAGTATCTGTAAAGGTAAAACAAGATAGTCAGACAGAGCCTGTTGAAACTTTGATGTTTAATCTTTATGACCCAGATGATGATTTTGTAGCAAAAACAACAGTTATAATTGGAAATAGACTTTCACCAACACTTCCACCAGCACCAAATCAACCAAATGAATCTCCACCAGGAAACCCAATTCCTGATGATTTAGGTGGAAATGCTGGAATTGGAACTACTTCACTGCCAGGAAATCTAATTCCATTCCCTGGAATATCTACTTTCACTGGTATTGGAACTAATGTTGTTGGAGTGATTACAAATTTTGCTATTCCTAATCCAGGATTTGGTTATACTTCTGGAGACAAAGTTAAATTTGAAAATTGCGAGTTTGGAGTAATTGTTACACCAACTGGAGCAATTGTTGGATTGAATTCTATCAATTCTTGTAATAGTAATTTTGTCACAAATCCAGGACCAGCAGAAATTGTTACCACTACAGGTGAAGGTGCAACAATATATCCAATAATACAATTCAAACCAACATTTAATAAGATTACTGTTGTTAATCAATTTGGTGTTATTAACGTTATTGATTGTATCACTAAATAAAAGAAATCTCTTCTTATAAAATGACTGATCAACCAAAAGAGTGGTGGCAACAGGGATACGGATTTAAAGTTCAAGCAGGAACGAAAATAAACGGTAAGGAAGTCGGTTATGGTGTGATAACCGATGAGCATACTGGATATGCTTATTATAAAAATGGTGACAAATGGGATTTGTCTTTGAAAACTTCATTGGAAGTTTGTGGAAAAAAAGTAAATGAAAAAGAACCAGCAAAAATCATCTATGCAAAAAATGGTGACATTCACTTTGAAGCAGTGAATGGTCAAATTACTTTGAAAGCAAGAAGCATTCGTCTTGTTGCGGAAGATGGTGACGGGGAGGTTACTATTCAAGCAGGAAAGGTTGTTGAGATTGATGGTCCAACAAGTAGAATAAAAGGAACAAATATTGATATTCCTGCACAAAATTCTGTTAATATTATGGGACAATATGTTGAAACTGCAGCAGGGGTACAAGAATCCAGTTCATCTTTAGTTGATATTTTCCAAGGTTCTTTTATTGGTCAAATTTTAAATTCACTTGGAAATTTGAAGAAGTTCTTACAATTGCTATAATAACATGCCAGCACTATCATCTATCTCAACTGTCGGAGATAAACTTATAGTAGGAGCAATCGACACATCTTTTTTGACTGCTTCTAGTAGAGTTCTCCCAGGTACAGCAGTTTTAAATGGTCCAGTTTTTATTGGAGCAACTCCACAAATTGGAATTGCTCGTGCTGCTTGCATGATTGGTCCACCATTGGGTAGTCTTGCTGCACCAGCATCTTTAGAAGTCACGGGGATAACAAATATTATTGGTTCATTGAATGTATTTGCAGTGAGTCTATTTATGGGAGTCACTACAAAAAATGGAATTACCATTAAGAATGCATTGAGTTTAAAAAATGCGGTAAATTTAAATAATTCAATTAGTCTTGGTAATGCACCAAAAATTAATAATGCACCATTAATTGTTCATTCATTTGGCATTTTTGATGGAGCTGTTTCTGGTAGAGATTTTATTCCATCAAACGGCCACGGACTACTTGAAACTTATGCTATAGCAACAAAAGCACTTTCTTTAGCAGGAAAGGGGTTTGATATTCCACACCCAACAAAAAAAGATCATAGATTAAGATATATCTGTTTAGAAGGACCAGAGGTTGGAGCATATTTTAGAGGAAAATTAGAAAATACTAATGTAATAGAATTGCCAGATTATTGGAGAAACTTAGTATACCCAGAAACAATTAGTGTCAATTTAACTCCGATTGGACAATATCAAGAATTGTTTGTAGAATCAATTGAATGGGGAACCAGAATTAAAATTAAAAACAATTCTGGAACATCAATTAAATGTTACTATACTGTATTTGCAGAAAGAGTTACGAAAGATAAATTACAACCTGAATACGAAGGATTGACACCAGCAGACTATCCAGGTGATAATAGTGAATATGCTTTAGCGGGTTGGGATTATGCAGTACACAAAGGAGAAAATAAAACACCAAGTCTATGAAATATTCCCAACTGTAATTTATCGTGGTGAAGTATCTTGCCACAAAGAATTTAAAGAGAAATATCTTACAGAACTGTGTAAATATTGGCATTATTCCGAAGAACTTCCAAGAGAAGAGTTAGAATCACCAGAAAATTCTGGAAGATATTTTCTCCACCATAATGAAAAATACAAAGATTTTTTTAAATGTTTATCGGATAATGTTAGAGAATATTTAAATGTTCTTAATGTTAATGATTCTTTGCTTGATGTTCATGTAACAAAATCTTGGGTCAATATTCATAAGGAAGATCTCCCGAATATAAAAGTTCATACTCATAATTGTAGTGACATATCATTTTGCTATTACCTAAACTGCAATCAGACATCAGATAAACTTTGTTTTCATCAAACTAAAAACAATAATGAAGTATCTGAGTTTATGTTTCAAACGACAAGAAGTGGAAAATATAATTTGATTGAAAAATTCAACAAATATAATTGTAATAGTTTTAATGTGACTCCGATAGAAGGAACCATTGTTCTTTTCCCAAGTTCATTAATGCATTCGACTATCCAACTTATGGAAAGAGAAGGTCAAAGAATTTCAATCTGTGGTGATGTTACTCTAACTGTAAAGGAAGACTATGTAAAGTGTGAGTTCAGTCGATTGAATCCTTCATTGTGGAGGTCTTTCTAGTAAAATAAATACTAAAAATGGTATAAAAGTGTCTTTACAATGTCAGAATCCAGAGAAATAATTTCAGAATTAAAGCAAGAATTAGAACTCAAGATAAAACAAAGAGAAGGAATTCTTGATAGACTGGCATTGGTCGATATTGAAATCGACAAAATGGACAATTTAATAATTGGAATTGATAGAGACGCAATTGGAGTAACCAATACTATAAATCAATCAGTAACTCCAGTTAAGACTGCATATGATGCCAGAATTACCTCTGGATGCAGAACTGATTTAATATGGAAAGAACTTAGATCCTATGAATCTTGGGTTACTGGAGGTACAAAAGGTGGTGGAGGAATTACTAGAGTAACATTTACCGAATATCAAGTAAAAAAAAATAGTGACGTTTATGACTTTAAACCATATCATGGAATAAAATATTACCAAAAACCATCAAATAGAGACTATGGATCTAATTTGATTACTGAATTTGATGGTTATATAACCATGGGTTCAACAATTGTAGGTGTAAATAATGCAGATTCTGTTCCTTCTGTAATTAAACTTGGAGATACTTTAACTGATAATTTAGATAATCCCCAAGCATTTACAACTGGAGATTTACCAGAAGTTGTTGGATTTGGATCAACTACAATTGTTGGGATTATCACAACTTTAGTTGGAGGAATATCTACTGGTTCTTACATTTTCTCTAATTTTGGTGCTGGTAATTTGAGTGGAATAACAACAGGAATGATTTTGTTGGCACCAGAAGTTACAGGAATGACAACAAGTTATGTTGGTGTGTTAACCACAAATGGATATACTTCAATTGTTGGTTTTGGAAGTACAACTCAAACTATTGAATATTATGATGAGGTTGGAGTATTAAGTACATCGGAACTTTTAGTTCCTTCCTTGATATTGGATAAACCAGCTACTAATTATTTGGAAGAAGGTACATTTAGAGTAGGAATACTTACAACACTCCCCTCGATGTTTATATCAACTACTGCACTAACATCTTTTGCAAGTACCACAGTATATGTAATTAGAAATAATCCAGATATAGATTCTGGATTTGATTATACAGCAAATCCAAATAGTCCAGAAACAATTGGAATTATAAATGCTTCAAACGTTGGTGTTGGACATAGTGTATTTTATGATGCTTCAGGTGATCCTGGAATAACTGCAACTTGGAGACCAGAAACTGCAAGAGACAAAATACCAATTAGAGGAGCAGATGATTTGCCAGCAATTAAAGAACCAAAAGTCGGAGCAGGGAGAGCAGATTATTATATTGGAACAAAACAATGGCCAATAATAACAACTTGCACTACTAGTGGCGGAGGTGGTGGTGGAGGAGGAATTCCAATAACAACTTGCACATCTTCATATGCACAATTGGGAACAAAAGTAACAATTGGTGGTACTACAAATTCAGTATCAATTGGATATACAGGAAGGGCAAATGGAGGACCAGATCCAAATGGTAGTGTTTGTGCGGGATATGATACAGCAATTACAAATGCAACTAATAATATGAATTCTGTAATTGCTGCAAATCAACCAACAGCAGAAAAGTTGACATCAATGACAAGAAGATTGCGTGAAAGACGTGCGGAAAGAGAACTTTATGCATGGTCTCTCCTTCAAGCAGCATCAAGAACACGAGAAGAAATTGACAAATTAAAACAACAAATTAAAGAAATGGAAAATTTTGATTTTTCAAAATACGAAAAGAAAAAATAAAAAGGGCAACTATATATTATAAGAACAAAAAGTATACAAATAACTAATGGCAGACAGATATCCTTTAATTGCCAATCCAACATCTAAACAAATAGAGGAATTGGCAGCTAATGACAATTTAAGTTTGTTGGGAAATAGTATTGTTGGTGCTTCCACAATCACTGCCAATCAATTTATTGGAAATTTGGCTGGTTCTGCCACTACTTCGACATTTCTTTTTAGTGGTGCAAATATTTTATCTGGAACAATTAGTCCTGATAGATTGATTGGTTTCTATCCAATTGGTGTTTCCACTGCTAACGTATTAAATAATGCAACTAATATACTTAGTGGGACAGTTCCAAGGGCAAGGTTAGGTGGTGATTATGACATTAATATTACTGGTACTGCTGCTACCTCAACTTCCCTAACAAATGCTTCAAATATAACTGGGGGTATTCTTCCTGCAGCAAGACTGAGTGGTGTATATAACATTGATATTACAGGAACAGCATATCAAGCAGTTGGTGCTGCTGCATCACTTACTATTTTTGAGCAGACTGATAACCAAGTACAATTCTTAACATATACGAAAGACTTCAATAAAGATACAAGTGCTTTCGTAAATCCTCTCGGTTTAGTCTATAATCCTGGTTTAAATTATGTAGGTATCGGAACCTCTGTGCCTACAGCAAATTTAGATGTTCGTGGAACACTGCATAGTGTAGGATTAACAACATCCAATAACTTATTTGCACTAGTTGCAAGAATTCCCACATTGCAGGGAGTTACTTCTATTGATGAAACAACAAAAAATACAATAGAAGTATCTCTCGGTCTTGATGTATTAAATGATTTAACTGTTGTTGGATTAAGTACATTTGATGCGTTGAGAGTGGTTGGAATAACCACTCTCAACAATGTGTCAATTACTGGTGTAGCAACTCAAGTTACTGCTAATATAACTAATTTAAATGCCACAAGAGCAAATATATCTGGTGTAACCACAGTATTTTCGGTCAGTGTTGGTTCAACTCAAATTATTAGCAGTTCCAGACAACTTCAAAATCTATCTGGAATAGACTCAACTACTGCTGCTTCCTTTAGAGCAGACCTCGGATTAAATGCACTGACTAGCATTAATGTTACTGGATTGAGTACTTTCCAAGACGTTAATGTTGATGGAATAACCAGATTAAATAATGTCAATGTTTCTGGTGCGGCAACATTCCAGACAATAAATGCCACTACTTTTCTTGGATCTGGTGCTGCACTTTCTGGTATTGTAACAGCAATTATTCCTGGAATTGGTGTTACAATTAATCCAGTAAATGGAAAAGGCAGTGTTAGAATTGATGCTTATAAACCAATTGGAAAAACAATCTTTGTTACTCAAAGTGGAAATGATTCGAATAGTGGTTTGACGGAAAATGACTCTAAGGCAACTATAAAGGCGGCAGCAGCAATTGCAATGCCTGGAGATACCATTAAAGTTTTCCCTGGATATTATGTAGAGAACAATCCCATCGTTCTTTCAAAAAATGTTGCAGTAGAAGGAACAGAATTAAGAAACTGTTTGGTAAGTCCACTAAACTCAGATAAAGATTTATTCCATGTCAATAATGCAGTTCATATTACTGATTTGAGTTTTGTTGGTGCAGATTCCACAAATGGTGCTGCCGTTGTTGCATTCCAACCATTAGTCGGAGTATCAAGTAACAGATTCTTCGATGCTGCAAGAATGATTCGAATGAATCTTGACTTTATTGCAAATGAAGCAGTTGGATATTTAACGAGCACTAGTTACAAATCTCCAGCATTCGTTGTTCCAACTGGAAATTCAAAAGATTGCAGTGATGATATTAAAGATACCTTTAAAGCAATTTGCCATGATATAACTAGAGGTGGAAACTCTAAATGTGTAGGTGCAGGAAAGTCATATTATAGTGGAAACACTTTACAGCATATCACTGGAACAGATGTAAATGGTTATAGTGTAAAAGAAGCAACTATTGATGCAATTAGATATGCAGTAGGAATTGCATTCTCTTGTATTAACAACGTTTCCTGGAATGAAAATTACCAAAATACCTTTACTCAAGTAAAAGATGTAGGAATTCTTCCCGATTCAGCAACAGGTTCAAATAAGAGTATCGCATCTTGTGCTAATGTTCTTTCTGCGGTTCATACTTGTGCAGGTATTGTAACAACTATCATTGGAGCAGGAACAACAATTCTTGGAGTTGGAATTAATACCACTTACCCTGGAAATGCAGGTTCTGGAACAACCATTCCCAATCATCCTTCATTCTCTCCTGGTGTTGGACCAATTCTTCAGGGTCCTTATATTAGAAACTGTACTAATTTCATACCTAAGAGTATTGGTATGAAGGTCGATGGATTTGCAGCAGAACCAGGTGATGAGGATGATGTTGGTGTAACAGGTTCAATGTCCGTTGACTCATATACACAATACAATCAAGGTGGTATTGGAGTATCAATCACCAATGGTGCCTATGCTCAGTTAGTTTCAATCTTTACTATCTGTTGTGATACGGGAATCTATACAGAGTCTGGTGGTCAATGCGATATTACAAACTCAAACGCATCATTTGGTAATTATGGTTTAGTTTCAATTGGAGTTGGTAATAACAACACTAAATCAATTTATACTTTAACTGGAACTTCTTCAACAACAACTACAAATGGACAAAACGAGGTTACAGTATCTGGTATTGGAAGTTATAGGCCATATGATGGACAAGTTGTTTATTTTGACAAACTTTATTATTCAGTTCAAGAGATTAAACTTACTGATGGTGGTTCTGGATACACTGCTGTTCCTAGGGTCATCATTGATGCACCAACTGGTCCAAATGGAATTACAGCACAAGCATCAGCAACTGTAGAAAATGGAAGAGTTACTGCAATTACTGTTGTTACTGCAGGAAGTCAATATATTTCCACACCAAGTGTAACAGTTCAATCTCCAGACTCTGGAACTACCGCAACTGCACAAGTTTCAAGAATTGATCCAATTTACTATAGAGTTTTGGAATCGACTCTTCCATCTGCAGGTGTTTCAACAGTAACTCTTGCACAGAATCTAAATAATACAGTAAGTTTTGGAACAACTGCATATTTCTCTAGAATAAGTTTACAACTTGCTTCTTCTCATGCATTTGAATTTATTGGTTCAGGTACAGAGATATTAAAAGCAAAACCAGCACTTGGTGGAGTAACAATTCAAGAAAATGAGGTTGTTAAACTGAATGGTGGTGATGTTGTTTATACAAGCACCGACCAAGCAGGAAACTTTAGAATTGGTGATGGAGTAACAATCAATCAGGCAACTGGTGCTGTTTCTGGTAGAGATTTCACAAAAGCATTATTCACAACAATGACCCCATTCATTCTTGCACTCTCATAATTAGGAGGAAACTAAAAAATGGCAGTAGCAGCCGCAGCAGTTAATAATTTTAGAACTGTAACAAAGGTAGTTGGAGTTTCCACAGAAGTAATTTATGAAGCACCAGTTGGATTTGTTGGTGTTATTCTTTTGGCGCAATGTGCAAATATCAGTGGTTCTGAACAGACTTTAAGTTTATATCATAATAGAACAACTATCGGTTTCGGTACAGTAACAACTGAAGTACTAAAAGATTACCCAATTCCAGCAAATGATACTGCAAACCTCTTGTCTGGAAAATTAGTTATAGAAACTGGTGATACTCTTTCTATAAGTGGAAGTTCTGGGACAGATTTGAAATTCCTTTCCAGTATCCTTGAAACATTTAACCAATAATAAAAATGGCTGAGTATTTAAGTAATAGAGTAAAGAAGAAGTTTGGTACTGGTGTATCTACAACAAGATATGATTATTTGTCATTAGAGCAAGCAGAGCCAGACTTAGGAAATCCTTTAGTTGGTCCATCATCAATTGGAGCAAAACCATATCCAAATGGTGGTGCTTATATACTTGCATCTTTTGCACAGACAGATAAATCTGACAGATACTGGGTTCCGCCATCTGCATTATCAGGTCTTGGACTTGGTATTATTCCTGGTGCATTTACAATTAGAGATGAGAATATTTTAGTTGGTGCAGCAAGTAGTTTTACAACTCTGAATTTTATTGGTCCAGGTGTTGCTGTTGATTTTGTTAGTGGTGATCCATCAGAACAAACTGGAGTTGCAACAGTAAGAATAACCTCTCCTGCAGCAGGCACTTTAAAAAACATTCAATATTATGGAGCAGATGGACAATTAGCAGGTTCTTCTAACTTTGTATTCGATTATTCTACAAATAGAGTCGGAATTGGATCAACTCTTCCTGGTGTTGCATTAGATATTGGGCAAGGTGCAATTAAGGGTACTGGTATCTCAACCTTAACAACTCTATTCTCAAACTCAGTAACTTCAAATACACTCTTAATTAATGGTACAGCATCGTTTAGTACGATATCGATTGGAAGTACCGAAGTAATTAGTTCTTCCAGACAACTAAAAAATATTGCTTCTCTTGATGCAACTACAACTGCAACTATTGAGGCAGCGATTGTAAATGCACCAAATGCATTTACTGATTTAAGTGTTATTGGTGTATCGACCTTTAATGGTTTAGTAGTTGCAAATGGTGGACTTCAAATTGGTGGAGGGTCTAGTTTAGCAAGTCTTTCTGTAAGTGGTATTTCTACATTTGGGTATATCCAGGCAACAGGGATTAATGTTAGTGGTGTTACAACGACAAGTTCATTGTCTGCAGCAAATGCAAATATTTCTGGAATTGCGACAATTGGAATTGCAACAGTAGGTACAATATATGCGACCAACTCACAAATTACTTCCATAAAAGGTGCAGATGCAGCTATTACTGGAATAACGACAACAAATGATTTAAAAGCAAAGTATGCTAATGTTTCTACTGCTGGTACAATAGCAAACTTCTTCGCAACAAATGCTACAGTATCTGGTTTGACTTCTACTGGAAGTGTTTATACAAATACAGTAACAACAACTTCAAATGTTTCTATTGGTGGTAGTTTAACTGTAGATACAAACACACTAATAGTAGATTCTGTAGCAAATGGAGTTGGTTTAGGCACAACTCCAGGACATAGACTTCATGTTCAGGGTGATTTTAGAGTTAGTGATTTAGTTTATGTAAGTAATGGAAGAGGAATTACTGGACAAGTTTTAATTTCACAAGGTCCGAATCCTCCAGTCTGGGGAGCACCAGATGCAGTTACTGTTGGTGCTGCACAATCTATTTACTTAACAAATATCAATACAAATTCTACTCACTTTTTAACTTTTTCGGAAGCAAGTTCCGAAGTTGGTTATCTGAATGTAGACACTAATGGATTGGTTTATAATCCATCCACAAATAGATTGGGAATTGGAAGTACATCTCCATCGTTTAATGTTGACGTTTTGGGAGATGTAAATTTTACAGGAACTTTATATCAAAATGGTGAATTATATGTTGCATCAAGATGGGCAATTAATGAATCAAATAGCAATATTTGGAGACTCTATGGAAATGTAGGTGTTGGAACTAGTGCATTAAATCACAAATTTACTGTAAAAGGAAATACATTATTAGACGGAATTACTTTTATTAATGACGGATATCTGAAAGTTGGTGTCATAACTGCTTCAAATATTAATGTAGGAACTGCTGGCACAATAGTTTCTGTTTCGGAGACAACTAGAAGAGTTGGTTTAGGAACAACAGCACCACGTTCTACTTTAGAAGTTGTTGGTGAAGGAAGAATAAATGGTGTAACCCATTTTGAAGGATCCATAACTGAAAAAATAACTAATACATTTAGTACTAATATTCCTTCAACAGATGGTGTAATGACCATTGACGCAGGTGCAGGAACAGTTGTCGTTGGTATTTTAACAGAAACAGTTTCTACTTGGGCATTTACTGGTGTCAATACGGAAGCAGCAAAAGCAACAACGGTCACTTTAATTATTGATTCAAACTCACTTTTGGGTTATGGTGAGACATGCACAGTAAATGGAACAAATATTACAGGTGGAGTTAGATGGGGTGGTGGTATTGCACCATTACCAACAAACAATGAAGATATTTTGAGTTTTACTATTGCAACTGACTCTACTGGAACCATTCGTGTTTATGGTTCTTCTGCACTCAACTTTAGTTAATATTTTTTATAAACTATGCCTAATTCATTTGGTGTTGCAAAAGCATTTCGTTCTGGTGAATTTCGTGACCCAGGTGTTAAATATGGTAATTTTTTCGTTTTTAACTACTTGGTCACAGCTGGTGCTGACTTAGATATTAGAGCATCACTCTTAGATCCATCTGGAACATCTGCAGTTCTTGGATGGGGTAGAGACGACGTAATAAGTAAAAATGGAATTACATTTGCCTACTGGGGAGGAGATAATACAGGAGTTGGTATAGAATCAATCTATATTGATAGAGCAAAATTTTTACAAGCATTCCCCACAGCAACTTCTTTTACTTTAGATTTAAGGTGTTTTTGGAATGCTATTATTGGAAATGAAGTTATTCTTAGTATGGATGCATATCAGGGTGGAGTAATGGTCTTGAATAACACAACACATACTTTCAGCAATCCAACTGCTACTAATAGTTTTCCTTCATCAAAATCCATCAGAAGAACTATTGAGTTTCAATCATCAAACGTTGAGACGGATGGACAAAGACACTCAAGAGTAATCGTTGATTTTACCACAGAAACCATTACCTACTTTGCCAATTGATGAACTGTCCATGAACATTTGACAGGCAATTGGTTTAGTGCTATAATGAGTATGGAATAGGACACTAAATTTAATGATTATCTCTAGAGATGTTTTGAACGACCTGAGGGGAATGCAAGAAGACATGGCAGAGCATTTTACTGATGAAAATTTTCCAATTAGTGGAGAGACTTATTGGACTTGCGTTCAGTGTCTTGCTGAAGCAAAACTTGCTGAATTGAGAGGAGAACTTGTTTATGATAAAGAAAATTGATTACTGCCAATTAAAAGACATTATTGTGAAAACAACTCCAGAAAACGTTAAAGAAGCAAACGAGGGATTATTCAATTGCACAATGACTTTGCCTGCTGCTGCTAAGCATTGTGGAATGACCAAAAAAGAAATGAAACTTACTTTCTTTGAATATTTAAAATATCATCCACCAACCTACAGCAATTTTTAAATAAATACATTGTAGTGGGATGTATAATGAAATACAAAATCTCGTCAAACTATTGTTACCATGATGGTATAATAGTTGATATGTATTTTATAAATGGAATCCCATTTACGTTTGATTACATTCCAACATTAATGCAAGAAGACCCTTATATTCAAGTAGAAGCAGAAGGAAATCTTGATTATACTTCAGAGGATTTATATATGTGGTCAAACTATCTGATTATGGAAGAATGTCATCCTCTAATGTTTGAATTGGATTTAGAAAATCCAGAGGAATTACCTTGTGATTGACAAGCATAGTGCATTTTTGATAGCTAAATAACTTAAGATTAAGTTACTGTAGTTATAAAATGCCTCTTTCAAGGTTAGAGAATTTTCTCAAGAATGCTGAAGGTAATATCCTTTATGTAAATCCATCTGATTTTGATGCTACTGATAGTTTTGAGAATCAAGGTAACTCCTTGTCAAGACCATTCAAGACTATTCAAAGGGCATTAATAGAAGCAGCAAGATTTTCATACCAACAAGGAAAAAATAACGATAGAATTGATAGAACAACAATTCTTGTTTATCCAGGAACTCACTATATTGATAATAGACCTGGATATTCAATTGAAGAAATTAATGGAACTGCTGTTTACAAGAGGAGAACTGGTGTATCTACTTGGGAAGGAATAACGTTAGACCAATTTGGTTTAACAACAAATTATGATATTTTAGATCCAAGTAATGACCTTTACAAGTATAACTCAGTACTTGGTGGTGTAATTCTTCCTCGTGGTACTTCCATTATTGGATTGGACCTCAGAAAAACAAAGATTCGTCCTCTGTTTGTTCCAAATCCAAAGGATGACAATGTAGATAATGCAAGTATTTTTAATGTTACTGGTACTTGTTACTTCACTGCATTCAGTATTTTTGATGCAGACCCAACAAAAACAGTATTCTTAGATTATAGTGAATCAAAAGTAGTTCCTAATTTTTCTCACCACAAATTAGTATCATTTGCTTACGCTGATGGTGTCAATAAAGTAAAACTAGGGAACTATCAGACTTATATCACTGACCTTGATATGTATTATTACAAGGTCGCAAAGGCATATGGAGATATAACTGGTAGAGGACTAGTAGATTTCCCAGTAGGAAAAGATTTTGAACCCTCTATTGACGAATTTAGAATTGTTGGTTCTTTAGATCCAAATCCTCTTGGAATCTCTAGTATTCGTGCTGGAAATGGTGATGGAACTGGAAATCTAAACTTAATTACGGTAACTACCTCTAATAAGCAGTCTGGAGATATAACACCGCACAACTTATTTGTTGATAGTCCATTCCTAATTAATGGTGTCACAATTGACTCAGAATCTTATAATGGTTCATTTACTGTAAAAGAAATTGTTGGAATCAATACCTTTACATTTACAACCAATTCTGCTCCAACAGAATACTTACCTAATTTAAATAATATTGATACTGCATCACTTACTATTGGATCAGATACGGTAAGCTCTGCATCACCATATATCTTTAACTGTTCACTGCGTTCTGTTTATGGGATGTGTGGACTTTATGCAGATGGTAATAAAGCAACAGGATTTAAATCAATTGTTGTTGCACAATATACTGGTGTATCTCTACAAAAAGATAATAATGCATTTATTCTTTATGATAATGGTATTTTCTATGATGAAAATACTCTTCCAGCAAATAGTCTAGAAAAACCATTACATACAAATTCCAGAGCAATATTTAGACCTTCTTATGAAAACTTCCACATAAGAGCTTCAAATAACGCATTCATTCAAGCAGTTTCTGTATTTGCTATTGGTTTCTCAAGGCATTTCCTAACAGAGTCTGGTGCTGACATGTCAATCACCAACTCCAACTCAAACTTTGGTAATACTTCATTAGAATCTGTTGGATTTAAACCAGAATCTTTTGATAGAGATGATACTGGTTATATCACTCACATTATACCACCAAGGGAAGTAGTAGTAGAAGAGAATGAAGTTACTTGGTTATCTTTAGATGCATTAAAAATAATCAATTCTGTAAGTCCTGATAGACTATACATCTATGGTGCAAATAACTCTGAAATAGTTCCAGCATTCCAAGTAGATGGTTATAGGATTGGAGCAAGAGATGATGATAAATTATATTTAACTATCACAATAGGAACCGCACAGACTACTTATAGTAGTCCAATATTAATGCCAGTTTCTGGTGGAACTGGATTAATTTCTAAAAAAGAATATAAGGTAACTAGAATTAATGGGCAAAACAATATTGTTAATAACATATTGTCATTTACCACTAACCACCAGTTAATCAATGGTGAAAAAATTAGAATCTTTAGTGACACTGGACAAACACCAGATGGGATTGAAAATGAGGGAATTTACTATGTAATTGCAACTGGTGTTGGTGCAAATCAAATAAAACTAGCACAATCACTTAATGATGCAATTGCAAATGTCCCAATTCTTGGACTATCAAACACTGGTGGTATTCTAAGAATAGTCAGTAGAGTTTCAGATAAACTTCCAGGAGAAATTGCTCATCCAATTCAGTTTGATTCTACAGAAACCAACTGGTATGTTACTGGTTCAACATTAGTAGGTCAAAATCAAATTTATTCTGCAATCGTTGGAATTGGAACTTCTGTTATTGGTACTGAGACATCATCTACTTTTATCAAGAGAAAACTAGATAATCGTTCCATTGATGACAAAATCTATAAGCTTCGTTATGTAATTCCAAAAGAATATGAAAATGCAAAGCAACCAGAAGCAGGTTATGTAATCCAAGAGTCAAAGACTGTTGGTGTAAGTAGTCTTTCATATACTAATGATACTTTATTAAGTACAAAAGATTTGAGAAATGAGAAGGTCATCTCAAATGCTTCTGCTGGTTCAATCATTAATAATAATCAAATAATCACAATAACTTCTGAACTTCCACATGGACTCTCTGCTGGAGATTCGGTAAAGATTCAGAAAGTACGTAGTACAAATAATTCAAATGCAACTGGAATTGTATCAACTTACAACGGTGTTTATGCAGTTGATTCTGTATTAAATTCTAAGCAATTCCAATACACAATTAGTGGTGTTTCCACTAATCCTGGAACATTTAACAATGATATAAATTCAAGGAATACTAGACAACAAAGAGAAGCACTCCCAGTATTCTCAAGAGATTCTTACAAAAATACCTTCTTCATCTATCGTGTATCTCAAGTAAAGAAACACATTCCTGGTGCGGATGGTCAGGATGGAATTTATCATCTAATTTGTCTAAGTTCAAACGTTGCTCCATCAAGTAATGTAGGTTTTAATCTTGACAAAAAACAATTCAATCAAGATGTAAAAAATCTTTATCCACAATTAGATAGAGATAACTTTGACACAAACCCCAAGGCAACAGTAAGTTATGCTGACGTGAGAGTACTAGGAAAAATTATTACTAGTGATAAGAGACATTCAATCACAAGAGAAGCAGTAAATTTCTTTGCTAAAAATGCTAAAATTGGTTATGGATTAACAGCAGTTACTCTAAGTGGAGTTGGAAATACTACTATAACTGTCAACACTGATGTCCAGCACAACTTAAATTCGATTAAGAGTTTTACTTTCACTCCTGGATCTGGATATCCAGCGTCTCAGACATTATATTCCAAACAACTTTTCCCAATTATTTCAAGTGGAGAAGGTGCTACAGTCAAAGTAACTACTGACCCATCTGGAAAAATTTCCAATGTTGAATTATTGGATGCTGGATCTGCTTATAGTGTAAATGATACTTTAAGTATTTCAGGAGGAGGAACAGCAAGTGTAGTAACAGTTACTGGAATCAATAATAACAATAATACTGTTATTGAATTGAATGGATTCTCATCTGAAAATCTTAATAACGTATTTAAGATACAAACAATTCCAGATGCAAACTCTTTTGTACTTGCTGCTCCGACTGGTATTAGTACATACGAACCAAACACAACTGGAGAATTGCCTTACGCACTTGTTTCTGGTGAAGCATGTGGAATCACTTCATCAGTTGTAAGTGACATAAGAACAGGAATTGTAACTTATACAACTTCTTCTGCTCATGGATTGCTACCTGGAAATAAGGTTAGAATTGTACAAACAGGTTCTTCTGTACTGAATGGAGAATTTGTTGTTCGTGAATCTGTAGGAATTAATACATTTACCATAGTTGCTTATGGTTTAACACAAACAGCATATTCATCAACTGGTAGTGTATTAAAGAGAACATTATCACCAAATGCTAGAAATATTGGAAGAGGTGAAGAGAATCTCGGTTCTCGTGCTTCTACAATATACGATAAAATTACAGTATATACTGACCAAATTTTTGATGGAAGTAGCAATACAATTAGTTTTGCTGACCCATCATCTGTAAGGAGAGGAGATTACTATACAATTAATGCTGAAATAATCAGAATTGCAAGTGCTTCAAATCCATTTACTGTTCTGAGAGGACAATTTGGTACGTTTAAGAATACTTCACCAGTTGGATCTGCTGCAAGAAAGATAAAACTAGTCCCAGCAGAAGTTAGAAGACCCTCATTCATGAGAGCTTCTGGTCATACATTTGAATATCTAGGTTTCGGTCCTGGTAACTACTCTACTGGTATGCCACAGAAACAGAACAGAATTCTGTCCGAAGATGAAGTATTAACATCTCAAGCAAAAGAACTAAGAGGTGGTTCAGTAGTTTACACTGGAATGAACGACCTTGGTGAATTTTTCTCTGGAAGTAAGAAACTGAGTTCTGCAACTGGAGAAGAGAGTGTAATTGAAGCACCAATCTTAACATATACTGGAGATGATTCTCAAGGTGAATCTGCAACAGTGTCGAGTGGTATTTTTGATGAACTTCTTGTTCGTCAAAGACTTACTGTTGAGGGTGGTGAAAATAATAATCAAGCATCTCAGTTCTATGGTCCAGTAAACTTCACTCAAAAGGTAACTAACTTATCTGATTTTGGAATTGAGACAAAGAATTTATTACTCAAAGGAACAGCAGCACAATCTAAGTTGATTACAGTTGGAATTTCAACTCCAACATCATTGACAATTCCTGCTCCACGTTCTGGTGACATCTCACTTCTTTCCAATCCATCAAGTTATATTGGGCATGTAAGAGTAAATAATGAATGGAGACCTTTTGGTTTAATTAGCAGACAACCAGATACTTTAGATATCAGAACTGATAGATTACACGTTAATACTGTAGGAAATAGTTCATTCGATTTTGAAGTTCGTGGTGAATCAAAAGTACAAAACCTAATCGTTGATGGTCAAGTTGTTTTTACCCAACCACAAAGTTTGGGTAATGTAACATTCCAAAATGCAACTATTCAAAGAACAGCAATATTTACTGGATTGGGATTGGATCCAATTACTGGATTAACTTCGTCATATACACAAATACATTTGGCAGGTATTTCACTTCTAAATGATTTAGAAGTTACTGGAATATCTACATTTGCTAAAAGAGTAGACTTTAATAGTAATATTTTTGGTGTTGGTGCAAAGTTTGGAAATATTCGTATTGGTGTTCGTGATGATAATACAATTGATACCGTTATTGGTGATTTAACAATTGATAGTGATTCTGGAACGACTAAAATTATTGATAATTTAGTTGTCAATGGAACATCTATTGAACTGAATACTGGAAGTCAAGTTTCATATGGTGGTACTATAACATCAAGATTGAACAATTCAAGAACTTTTGATATAGGTATTGGTAATACTGATGGTGTTACTTTAATTTCACTGCATGGTGATGATAGACTCTATCCAAGTGGTGGTCTAATTGCAAGAAAAAATGCAGACCAAAGTTCAGAGATTATTCATAGAGGTGTATCAAAGCTATCAATTAATGCATTAGATAGTGGAAGTGAAGTTTCTATTTTAACAGGAGCTACTGAGAGAGTTCTTGTTGGCACTTCTGGAACGGTAACAATTTTCCAAAACAACTCTGGAACTGAATTAAAAGGAAATCATCTTAAATTGACTCAAAATGGCACTGGTGATGTTGCTCTATCTTGGGATATTACAAACAATAATGCAAACCGTCGTTGGTATGCAGGTATCGACGTAAGTGATAATTATTCATGGAAACTTGCAAACCCAGAAGCAACTCTTGCATATGGTTCAGAAAGTTTTGATAATCCCTCAGAGACCAAATTAAAGATTTCTGGAAATGGTGATACTATCATTGCAGGAACATTAACACTTGGTGGAAATTCACTTGCAACACTAAGTCCAACCTTTAGTTTGTTAAACAATAATGCAGTAATTGTAAATGCTTTCCAAGCAGCAACAACATTAAGTATGGGAAGCGATGCTTCTAATGCTACTGTTACTGTAAGAGGAACAACCCAATCTAATAGCACAGGAACTGGTGCTCTTGTCGTTGGTGGTGGTGTTGGTATTGCTGGAAATCTTTATGTTGGTGGTTATCATGGAAATACTACCATCCAAGGCACATTGAGTGCTACTGGTGATACAACTCTTGGGGGTAAATTGTCACTGGCAAGTCATGCAACTTTTGGTGGAAACTTAAGAGTCGCAGGAATTGCAACAATCACTCAGAACCTATTAGTCGGAGGAGATTTAGATTTAACTGGTAGTCTTGATGCTGATGGTGATATTTTTGCTCGTTCATTCATTAAGAAGAATCCAGGAAGACCAACCAATTTCTTAAGAGCAAATGGAACTGATAGCATTTTAACTGGTCAAGATTTCATTGATTCCCTTGGATTTATTCCAGGTGCTCCAATTACAGTATCAACATATCCAGTAGGAAATTCAATCTTACTTGATGATATTTCTGGTTCTTTTGATGGAAATACTCTTTTATTCAATCTAACTAGAGATGGAGGAACACCATTTACTCCTGTTGGTCCAATTAACTTGATTGTATCTGTTGGTGGTGTAATTCAAAAAGGAAATACTGATTATCTAGTTCCAACAACTGGAACTGGAGCATTCTTACCTCAAATTAGATTTACTACTGCACCAACTACAGGACTAAGTTGCTTTATTGTTGCTTTGGGTGGACAAGGAGCATTGCTTTCTGACCCAGCATGGGATAGAAAAGGTCAAATTCCAATTGGTGTTCGTGATAATGCTGCTGTTATGCAGGAAGTGGGTGCTGATGGAACAGTATTTACTGCTGATTCTTCAACACAAACAGGTGTTGCATGGAAGTCTATTCCTCCTGGTGTTCCTACTGGTTCTGTATTCTACTTTGCAACTGCATCTGCTCCATCTGGTTATCTTGTTTGTGATGGTTCTACTATTCCAAATGGAACTGGTACAGTGCAAGGTGTGACAGCAAACTTCTCAACATTATATGGAATGTTAGGGACAACCTATGGTGCTGCAGGAAAACTTCCAGACTTAAGAAATTATTTCACTGCTGGATCTGGAAGTTCTTATACTATTGGTTCAACTGGTGGTTCAAATACTGTCACCATAACTAGTACTGAATTGCCTCCACACACGCATACTCTTACAAATGCTGGTGGTCACGATCACACAAGTACATTCACTGGAACTGGTGATCATACTCACTCAGTTTCATTTAGTGGAACTGGCAGTCATAGTCACTCGTTATCATCTGAATCACCATCTATAACAATTGATGCTGTTGGTGATCATAGTCACTCGTTTAATGAAGAAGGTGTTACACCAGGTGCAAGATTTGCTGGTCAAGCAGAAACAGGTTACAGACCACAACAAAATGAAAGAAATACAAGAGGGGCAGGAGGTCATAGTCATTCTGGAAGAGTAAATTCCCACACCCACTCAATTACTGGAGCAGGTGATCATACTCACTCAGTTTCATTTACTGGAACTGGCACTCATACTCACACAATTTCTATTGGTAGGGTTTCCGACCACACACATACAGTCGGATCAACTGGATCTGGTGGTGGTCATGAAAATAGACCTCCATATGTTGCTCTTCTCCCAGTGATTAAATACTGATATAATATATTAATTTATTGAATGCAAAATATTACTAATAAATTTTTTCTCCCGTCACAAATTGTTTCGGGAGAAATTGAAAATTTTAATGAAATAAAAGATGACTTTATAAAATTAATTTATGAATATAAAGAAAAAAATCCAGAATCTTCAATAATAAGTAATAGAGGAGGATGGCAAAGTAGTAGAACCGCATTTTTTGATTCATTATTTTGCAATCAATTAGAAATTGTAAAAAAAGAAATTACCAAACTAATACGTGAATATAATTTAATTTCCGATTTAGATTTACCGTCAATGTGGGTAAATATAAATTCAAAACATTCTTATAATAATAGACACACTCATCCAGGTGCAAGTATTTCAGGAGTTTTGTGGATAAAAATTCCTGAAAACTCTGGTGATTTTGTCTTTGAAATGCCTGATTGTTTTAATTATGAATTATTGAACAAAACAAACAATAGACATAGAAGTAAAAATAATTTATTTGCTGCTTTAGATATAAAACCAAAAGAAGGTTTAATGATATTATTTCCATCATATTTGCCACACTATGTCAATCAAAATTATAGTGATGAAGATAGAATATCATTAGCATTTAATTTAGTACTCAAATAAATACCTAAAAAGGTCTATAAAATGGCAAGAACAGAAGTCGAAATTATTAAAGATGGAAAAATCGTTTCTCAAGATTTTTCCTCTGGTTGTATATTGACAGATGCTATTGGAAATCTTCAGGTAACTACCGCTAAACTTGCTGACCGTTCTGTAACAGCACAAAAATTAGCTGCATCAATCAACTTTTTCCCCAGTGGGGGAATTGTGATGTGGAATGGAACTACATCAAATATTCCTAGTGGATGGGCATTATGTGATGGAACAAACGGAACTCCAGATTTAAGAGATAGATTTATTGTTGGTGCTGGGAGAAATTATAACCCAAATGCAACTGGTGGTGCAGATTCTGTACCATTAACAGAAGCACAAATGCCTTCCCACAGTCACTCTATGGGAAGTGCAGGTGATCACGGCCACTCTGGTTCAACAAGTGGTGATGGTTCTCACTCTCATACTGGAAATACTGCAGGACAAAGTGCTAACCATGTTCATAGTGGAAGTACAAGTGGGGCTGGAGCACACTCTCATAGATTGGCAAGAAATACTGGTTGGAGAAATGTTAATACTATGTCAGAGAGATATGCCATAGCAACAGATAGTGATCATGCTCGTGATAATACTGAAGGTGTTGGAGACCACGCTCATAATTTTACTACTGGTGGAGTTAACGTAGATCATCACCACTTCCTAAGTATTAGTGGTGGTGGACACTCTCATAGTGTATCAATTAATGGTGTTGGTGGACATACCCACTCAATATCTAGTGCTGGATCTAATCAACCACATGAGAACAGACCTCCATATTATGCTCTTTGCTTCATTATGAAAACTTGATAAATATTTTTGTAGTTATTTTAAATTAATAAACTCATGGATGCGAAAACAATGAATGAGACTCTTCTTGCAAAAGCAGAAGAACTTAGAAATGAACTTATTCAACTAGAACAAGATTTTAACTTAAAGAAAGAGCAATATTTAAAAATTCAAGGAGCACTAGAAGCTCTTAATGAACTAGATAAAGATTCATCTTCAAACGTAACAGAGTGATTTTAATCAAAAAACCACTAGTAAGTCAATAGTTGACAACCTCAAGATTCAGTGTTATGCTGTATAAGTCTTGAGGTTTCTTTGTAACTTTGAGAAATCTAGACCCGTCTATGGTGGTGGACGGTTTACGCAGTGTCTGAGGGGGGAGTGGTGTCTCCCCTTTTCTCTGCTATGATGAATGGAGTTCAAAAGCACACCAGATGTCCGTTAACCTAGAAGTTAAAGGTTCTCTTGCCAAATGTCTGGCAACTGAGAACTTGATTATTGAGCACAAGAAAGTCCCCACTGCAATGTTTGATGTGGACCGTCGTGTGCTTACTCTTCCGAGTTGGGACAAAGCATCTGCGACTGTCTATGACCTTCTGGTGGGTCATGAAGTGGGTCACGCACTTTTCACTGATAATATTGACTGGACTGAAGAATATCCTGAAGTTCCCAAAGACTTTGTGAATGTTCTTGAGGATGTTCGTGTGGAACGTCTGATGAAGAAAAAGTATCCTGGTCTGTCTCGGACTTTTTACAATGGTTATAATGAACTGAACTCTGACGACTTCTTCTCAACGAAAGATGAGAACCTGGATGAACTGACTTTCATTGACCGAATCAATCTCTACTACAAGATTGGTGCGTTTCATAACATTGCGTTCAATGATGAAGAGAATGAGTTTCTGACTCGTGCTTCTTTGACTGAAACCTTTGATGAAGTGCTGAAACTTGCTCGTGAAATCACTGAGTATGTGAAATACAAACGTCAGGAAGTTCAATCTATGCCTACTCAAGGTGAAGGTGATTCTTCTCAAGGTGCTGGAGAACAAACGGAAGGTTCTTCTAACGATTCTCAAGATGGAGAGAATCAAGACGGACAGAACAAATCTGAACTGGAGCAAGACTCCCAGGGTCAGTCTCAATCTGAAGGTGAATCGTTCGGTGATGAGATGAATAAATCTATGGAAGCACCAAATGGTGGTGGTTTCGGTCAGGAAGTAAGCAATCAGCACAGGGAAACTAGCAAGGATGAACTAACTTCCAAGACTTCTCGTTCTTTTGATGAGAAATCCCAAGACCTTGTGGATAAGAATGCTCAGGAAACTCATTATGTGGAACTTCCCAAGATGAATCTTGAGACGATGATTATTCCTAATGAGTTTATTCATCGTAAAGCAACTGAGTTTTACACCAATCGTGGTTCTTACTACAAAGAAACTTTTGATTTTGCTTGTAAGGAGTATAATACTTACAAGAAATCTGCAGAAAAAGAAGTTTCTTATCTGGTAAAAGAGTTTGAGTGCAAGAAGTCTGCAGACCAGTATGCTCGTTCTAGCACTGCTCGCACGGGTGTTCTGGATACTTCCAAACTTCATACCTATAAGTTTAATGAAGACCTGTTTAAGAAGGTCTCTGTGGTCCCTGATGGCAAGAATCACGGTCTTATCTTCATTCTGGACTGGTCTGGTTCAATGAGTGAATTCATCCTGGATGCTTACAAGCAACTGCTGAATCTTATTTGGTTCTGCCGTAAGGTGAATATTCCTTTTGAGGTTTATGCTTTCACTCTGGATGCTCATTCTTATATGGAACTGCAACCCAATCATCCTCCCGTGTATGATAAAGTTGCTGGTGTTCTCTCTCCTGAGGCAACTTTCCGTTTGATGAACTTCTTCACCAGCAAAGTCAACAACCGAGTTCTTGATGAGCAACTGAAGAACATCTGGTGTGCTTGTTATTCTTATCAGAAACGTTCTGGTGCTGTTCCTCCTCACCTTGACCTTTCGGGTTCTCCTATTGGTGAGAGTATGATGGCACTGCATTCTCTGATTCCTGATTTCCAGGCAAAGAATAAACTGCAGAAGGTGAATGTTATCTTCCTGACTGATGGTGAGGGTTATCAGAATTCGGTGACGATTGCTCGTAATGGTCCTTATCCTCATTCTCCTCAATATATCGGTCATACCAAGCATCCTCGCACTGCGATTCGTGACCGCAAGACTGGTCGTGTATATCCTGCTCTGGATTATGATAACTTCCCTCGTTATGCCAAAGTTCTTCTGCAGACTGTGAAAGATAGGTTCCCGACTGTGAATCTGATTAACTTCCGCATTACTCCTGGTCGTGATTTTGCGACTTGCTATCGTTGGTATGGTGGTCAGCAAGAGAACTACGAAAAAGTAAAGTCTGATTATCGTAAGAATAGTTGTGTGCAATTTGATGGAACTGGTTTCGACCAATTCAATGTGATTGCCTCATCTTCTCTTGCACAAGATGAAGAGTTTACTGTTCCAGAGAATGCAACGAAAGCACAAATCAAGAGCAGTTTTAGTAAGATGTTGGGTAAGAAAAAGACTAACAAGAAAATTCTTGGTTCTTTTATCAGTCTTGTTGCCTGACCACCTGGAAGAGTGTCCATTAGACACTCTTCTCTGCCAACTTTTGTTCTATAATACTTTAAGTTATTTAATACTATGACTAAACCAATTCTGACACCAACTGAATATGATGCACTTTGCAATGTTCTTGAATGGGCTTGGACTGCTGTTCATTCAGAACCAGAACTTTGTTTGAAAGATGTTGATTATTCATCTGCTTCCGCAGTTGTTTCTAAAACTAGAAGTGAAACGGGATTTTCTGTTGAATATGAACCAACTGGTATTGATCCAATCAAAACTGGTGAATGTGGTCTTGGACTTGCGGAGGCATTTGAATACACTCTCAATGATCCAGATCAACGTAATGTTATGACTATGATTGAAACGTTGATGTATAAATTGAATTGTAATCCATGTCTTGCAAATGGACTTGGCAATACTTGGGAAACTCTTGCACCTCTTGTAGATAATAATGAACGTGATCGTCTAGAAAATACCAGTGATGACCCAGATGCTACGACACAAACTCTTGAAGGATATGTTGTTGAAAGTATTGGGTTGAAAAATAAAACTGCTCGTCTTCAAGAGCATTATGATAATGTAAATGAAGCGGGATGGATTCAAATAAGTGATGACTTTTGGATTGATGGTGGCAATTCTGACATCTTCCCGACCAGTTGAGGCAGTGTCCACTGGATACCCCCCTATACCTTTTTCCGTGCTATGATTACGGAGTAATCAACCAAACCGATGCCCACTAAATCTAACATTATGACCGACCAAGCAATCTCCATTCTGAAGGAAAAGTTTGGCACCGAGTTTGGTGTCGATGCTGTCAAAGAAGTGGCAGATGAACTGAATACTTCTTATGCGACTCTCTCCAAGTATCTGAATCAATACAAGGTGGGTCGTGGTAAATGGAATCTGGAGCAAACCGTGCAAGACCTAGAAGAAACTTACAACTCTGCTGCTGCAGAAGGTTCCGATACGGTTCCTGGTGTGGCAACTATGAATTCTGTCGTTCAAAATCTTATTCCCAATAAAGATGCTACCTTCGTCAGCTTTGGTAACTTTTCGGATATTAAGAAAGTTATTCAGTCTGGTCTATTCTATCCTGCTTTCATCACTGGTCTTTCTGGTAACGGAAAAACTTTCGGTGTGGAACAGTCTTGTGCCCAACTTGGTCGGGAACTGATTCGTGTCAACATTACTGTTGAAACTGATGAGGATGACTTGATTGGTGGTTTCCGTCTTGTAAATGGGGAAACAGTATGGCATAACGGTCCTGTTGTAGAAGCAATGGAACGAGGTGCTATCCTCCTGCTGGATGAGATTGACCTGGCATCTAACAAGATTATGTGTCTGCAATCTGTCCTTGAGGGTAAGGGTGTATTCCTCAAGAAAATCGGTAAGCACGTTGTGCCTAAAGCAGGTTTCAATGTGATTGCAACTGCGAACACCAAGGGTAAGGGTTCTGATGATGGTCGTTTCATTGGCACCAATGTTCTCAACGAGGCATTCCTGGAACGATTCCCTATCACCTTTGAGCAGGAGTATCCTACAATCAGTGTTGAGACTAAAATCTTGACTAAAGTTGCAGAATCTCTTAATATTCCTATGATTGGTGAGCATATTGATTTCATCAAGCACCTTTGCACTTGGTCTGAGATTATTCGTAAGACCTTCAACGATGGTGGTATTGATGAAGTCATCAGCACTCGTCGTCTGGTTCATATCATTAAGGCATATTCTATCTTCGGTAAGAAGGACAAAGCAATCAAGGTTTGTCTGAATCGTTTTGATGATGAAACCAAAACAACCTTTGTTGAGTTGTATGACAAAATCGATGCTGAATTTAAGCAACCCGACACAGAGGAGGTGGGGTAAACCCCCTTCCTGACTATATAAAAACGACCCTTCTACCCTTTTTCTTCCTATGAGTTCCCTTTTCTTCGAGAAAGACGCAGATTCAATCTATGAGGAGTATCAGGTTACTTCTGAGAGTTCTAATGAGCAGCAGCAAGACGAAGAAGAATATAGAGAAGATAGAATGGAACAGATGATTTCCAGACACGGTTACTGATGGGGGTTTTATGTTTCAAGAAGTAGAACAAAAAGTTAAACAAGAACAAATTGAAGACTTAAAGCAGTTTGCTCAGTATCTTGGAGTTGATTTTGAAGATTACCTAGAGTATCTTCATCCTGATGTTGATTTTGATGATTATTCACGGTAATTATGTCTGAAGAAGTGATGGATGGTTACATTAGTTCAAATGGTCTTTGGGCTGCTGTGCCTTATGGCAAAAAATACATTTCCATTTATAATGGAGAGCAAATTTGCCTGCATAATAATTTAGAGACTGCTAAAAAATTTATTCAAAAACAAAATAGAGGAAAGAAATGATTACTCTAATTTATAATTTACAACAAGATGAAGACAGAGTAACTGTAACTGCAGTAGTTGAAGATGCTAGAGTAGTTTTTCCTGCAACTAGATTTGAACCAGAAGAGTATGGTCCTGCATTGTGTGAGGCAGCTTTTTATCTAGATGAAGGAGAACTACTCCCAAAAGATGATGAAGAATTGATTACTTACCTAGAAAGTTTAAACTTGGATTGGGAAGTAATTTCTATGGATGATTATTAAAAAATATCAAGGTTAAATATTAATAGAACTGAGGTAAAGAAATGGTTGTACTATTATCAACAACCATAATAACTTGCACCCAAGCACTGAGCTTAATTAATAGAGTCTCTACTGTTGTAGGATTGACGGATATACAAAGAAAAGAAATAGTGCTAGAGTTAAAAAAGATAATTCCGTCTTGCCCAGTTAAAATAAACAACAAGGAGAAATAATATGGAAAAACCATATTTTATGTACGATGCTGAGTCAAAAAAAGACAAATGGAATCGTGGTCTGGATTTATTCATTGAGAGTGTACATAAACCAGATAGTGAACTGAGGCAAGCGGCACACGATCAAAAGTGCTTTCATGAATTGATGGACGTGAGAGAAAACGTTCTGGAGTATCTTAAAACTATTAGATGGTACTGATGGAAGACTACAACCCTTCATTTGAAATTCTTCATTTTTCTTACCGTAATTGGAAATCATATCATGAGCAAGGTTGTTATAATGTGAACCTTGTCTTTCGTGCATCTGATACTGATGATGAATATTACAGTTCAAAGCAAAGATTTATGTACGAGACAGAAGAATGGCATAAATCTGAAATTGTTCAAGACCTTGAACTAGAAAAAAAATACATATATGGTCTTAAAGCAAAAATTAAAAAAACAGGCAAAGATTTGTTTGATGATTGGAAAGAAGAAAAAGAAAGTGAAGATTTTGACCCAAATGAGTTAGTTGAAATTGATATTGTAAATGAGGAGGGAATAGATAGAGAAGATGTTTATATTGAAGGGTATCAAAGAAACGACTCAATGATGCTTCAATATGTTGAAAAATTCAATGTATTTCGTTTTTATGAATTTTTTGAAATTAATCCAGCAACAAAAGGAATTATTGAATATATTGAAGAATTGAAAGGATTGACTAATCCCGATCAATATCATGCTGGACAATTTCTGAGAGCAATTAAATCTTTAGAAAATTGGTGGGATTAGAATGGAAATCTACTATTTTTGGTTTTTTCTTTTTGCTGTAACAGCATACTTCATTGTTACAGATGAAAGTGTTGTTAAACTTGTAAATTATACAAATAAGTTATTGAGATTTCAATATGAAAAAACTAAGTGGTGGTTAATATATAATCCAAAAACACCTTGGGCAAGATATTCAATGCATCGTCGTTCGATGAGACTTGCAGAAGAATTACTAAAAGACTTAGAATCAAAATCTAAATAAAAAATATAACAATTTGATTAATTATGGAAATTACTAGACAATTTCAATACGATCTTCCCGACGATTATCTATCATATGAAACTACTTTGGGATTGAAAGCCGATTGGACTTATACTGGACCAGAAAAAGTTTGGGTCTTTGTAGATAAAGAGACAAATAAATTAATAAGACAGGAGGGTTTTATAGAATATCTTGATGATATTGACTGTGAATTTCAACTTGTTGCAATGGAAAGACGTGCAGGATTAGGGTCATATGTAGTCTTGCTTGATTTTGAAAATGATCCATTGCTTCTTGCAGCAGTTGCAGTGCCTCCTCCAGATATGAAAGATATGGAAGTAAAAAATTATTATCATCATGAAACTGGTGAATGGATTTATGCCAGACCAAATCCAACTACACCTTGTCATACGATTGAGATTGGAGAGTGTGAATATGATTTTGAACAAAAAGAATGGAAAAAACCATACCCTTGGAAGAAACCACATCTGAATAGAGAAGACTATATAATTGGTTATAAAAATCAATTAGAATTTCTACAAAAATTAGATACCTCAAATTTCAGTGAAAAGCAAAAAGAATTATGGCAAAAATTCATGCCAGAGTATGAAAATCTTTTAGTGAAATATGAAAGATATCTAGATACTCCTTGGATGATTAGGGGACCAGAAATTCCCATTTACAGTAAAGATTGGGATACTTTGTGAAAAATAAATAACCATGTTAGAGGATAAAACATGCTTTCTACACAATACCGTCTTCGTCTTGAAGCAATCTGCGATAAGATTATAATGCACGAAGAAGTATCTTTAGATGATATGATTTGGGCAGAAAAACTTGCTAAAGCAAATCGCACAGCAGGAACAATACTGCGTCAAGCAAGACGTAGGGCAGAGAACCCAGATATGAATGAAATGGATGATTTTCTCAATCAACTTGATATTGGTGGATTTGGAAATGAGAGGTTTGGCAAGAGAGGATTTGATAGTATTGATGATATGTTAGATTGGTGGACTGAAGATAAACCAGATGACTGGAGGCAGAGAGACTAATGCAGGCAGTTCTTTATACAGATGGAAGTCAAGAGTGTGAACGCATTCGTATGCTTCTTAAAAGTTTGGGTGGAGAGTATTTAGAGTATCAACTTGGTGTTGATTTTAGTGATAGACAATTCAGAGCAGAATTTGGAAAGGATGCCGTATATCCTCAGATTACAATTAACCATGAACATATTGGTAGTCTTAAAGAAACACTACAATACTTCAAAGAGAGAAACTTAATTTGAACTACCTATTGACAAATACAAACCATAGGTGTACAGTAAATGTATATACTTTTTTATGATGAACTATAAACCTTATACTTTAGAGTGGTCAAGAAAAAGATACTTAAATGAAGCAATTCAAAAGTATTTTGAATCTGGAGTTGATGCCGAAATTATCATTGATGATATTATTGATTGTTTAAGTGAAACAATGTCATACCATAATACGCAATCAGAAAGGATTAAAATTGTTATGGATTCAATTAATAAATTTCGCAGTGACTGAAAGTTCTTTTGTGCCGCCATTTGTTATTGGTGAAAACGTAGAATTTATTGGATGCCCAAAGGAGCAAATCCATTGGGGCAACAACGATGACCCCAATGGATTTTTGATTGTCGGAAAAACTTATAAAGTAACCAAAGTAGATATTCATTCTCAGCATACAAAAATTTCAGTTGAGGGAGTAGTTGGAAGATTTAATAGTGTGTGCTTTGCCAGTCTTTAAACTGTCACAGTACCTGCCTCACTGACCCTAAACCGTGCTATAATAAAGAGGAAGAAGACAATACTCTTTCTTGATGATTGGAACCTTGATTGCTGGACTGACTTGTGGTATCGCAACTTTTTACGGAGTCGGAGATGGATTTCATGGACAAACTACGGCAAATGGTGAGCGGTTTGATGCTTATCGTTGGACTGCAGCTCATCCTTATCTACCTATGGGTACACGCATACGAGTAACTAATCAAGATAATTTAAAACAAGTAGTTGTTCGTATCAATGACAGAGGACCTTATTCACATGCAGATTTGGATTTAAGTTATGCTGCATTTAGCCATATTGCTTCTCCTCGTCGGGGGAATGCTGTTGTATGTTTCCGTATTATTGGGTAATAAAAATGACTGAAAAAAAACCTGCTGCAAAGAAGACTACTTCTAAGAAAGTAGCAACCCCAAAGAAAAAACAACCTCAACTAAAAATTACGGAGTCTGATAAACAAACATTTCCTTATAGTCAATTTCCTGTTAAAATCATTCATAAAGATGGTAAGGATTTATGTGAAACAAAAACCTGCTATTTTCAGAGTGAGCATTATGCACAAAAATATATTGTAAGATGCAACTTTAAAAAATCAGACTATCAAATTTTTATAAAGAAATCATGATTGACGATCAACATAAATTTGAATATGAGTTTAATTCTCACTGGTTTAATTCACCTGGTTATTTGACATGCACTGTTCCAGAGTGCGTCAAAGAGGAAATTCAAAATTTAATAAAAGAGATTGAAAATGGTGATGTTGAAGTTACTGATTATAGAGGTAAACTTGCAGGACATTTAGGTAAAGAAACTTCTCTCCCAATTCAACCAAGGTTAAAATATCTGGTTGAAACAATGTGCTATGAATATGATAAAGTTTTTTTAAATGGAAAAACTGCAGTACATCATATGTACACTGAAAAAGAGTTTAATAGTGGTTGGAAATATGAACTAAAAACTTTGTGGATTAACTATGCAAAAAAACATGATTTTAATCCTACTCATAATCACTCTGGACTTTACTCATTTGTTATTTGGGTTCAAATACCATATGATTTAAATGAAGAGTTGTCCGTTTATCCTGCTAATGGAAATCAAACATCATTATTTTCATTCAGATATATAGATTATCTTGGAGAAATCGTCTCTCATAATTTGAATATAAGCAAGTCATGGGAATGGGAAATGGCACTATTTCCTGCAAAATTACATCATGGAGTAAATCCTTTTTATACAAGTGATGGAACTAGGATATCAATTTCTGGAAACATTTATTCGACATTAACTAATGAAAATTAAAAATGCCTGGAGATGGTGGGCAAAAGCATTAGGTGAGAAAGTGGGAAAAGATGATAGAGAATCAGATAATGTTGCCTATATACGTACTTTCATATTTTTCACCTATCTTATCACCAATTGTTTTATTGTTGCTGGTGTAGTTCGACACTGGAATGATGAAACGCAAATTATAATTCAAGTTGAAGAAAAAACTTATGGAACCCCAGTTGTACGATGATTGTTTTTATGTTCAGCAAAAAAAGTATGGTCTATGGTACTCAACTGACAAAGATGGGAACGGACTTATCACATCTCTCTCTGAAGACCTGTGTGTGGCAGCAACCCGTTTTTACCTTAAAGGACGGCAGGAAGATTTCGTTGAATCCAAAGTCTATGAGGGGAAAGTAGGAGGAAAGTTGTGAGTGCAGAAAAACAAAGTCTTACTAAACCAATTATAATTCTTTTAAGTATATTAATTTTATTTGACTTAGCAACTATTGCTGGTATACTTATACATGGAAAAGCAAACTTTCCTGAACTCATTAAGCACTTAAAAACATGACACAAAGAACTTATACTCAAAAAGATGGAACCATCTGGGAATGGGAAGAAACAAAAGAAACTGTAGATGCACTTAAAGAATATCAGAAAATAGAAGCAGAAAATAAGAGCAAATGAAAATTGAAAATATATCTCACAAAATAGATAACTATGATTTAGAATCAACTGTCTATATTTGGGACAATTTTTTATCACAAGAACTTTCTAATTTTTATGATGAAAAAGTTTTTTGTGATACTAATTGGAGATATATGAATCAAGTAAATGCGGATTATTGCCAGCATACTTTATGGGGAAAAAGTTACTTAACAGAGAAACCAGATTATATTGATAAGTTAATTTTTTATATTGAAGAGATGTCTGATTTAAAAATAATTAAACCAGAATATATTGGTTTGAATGGACAAACAAAATATATGAATGCTTGTCCTCATCAAGACTGTAGTTTATCTGATTCTGAAAAAAGTGTTTCTTTCTTATATTATATTGGGTGTGGTGATGCAGATGGTGATTTAATTTTTTACGAAAATAATTATAAAAATAACACTTGTTATCCTGGAGAAGAATTAAATCGAATAGAGTTTATAAAAAACAGATTAATCATAATGGATGGACATAAAATGCATTCTGCAGATGGACCATCAAAAGATACATTGAGAATGTCATTTGTATACAGAGGATTTTATGTTTCTTGAAAAACCTTTTATTGTTATTGATGATTTTTTACCAAAAACATATTTTGAAATGTTAAAAAAAGAAGTTTTTAGCACAAGGTTTACTTGGAATTATAGAGAAAACATTACATATAAAGATGATTCAAAAATCTTTGTTGACTGGGATAATTATTTTAATTCAAGTATCAATTCAGAATTTGGATTTTCTCATGAGATATATTATGATGGAGAATCTTTATCGCATTTGAATTTATTTTTATCTTCTTTTTTTGCTTCTCTTTTAGATGTTAGTAAAGCAAAAAAGATTTTAAGATCAAGAGTTGATATGGTAACATATTCTCCTGAAAAGTATAAACATTTCCCTCATGTTGATTTTTATTTCCCACACATATCATCTGTATTTTACTTAACTGATTCTGATGCAGAAACTGTCATATATGATTTAAAATGTGATTCGTATCATGATATTTTAGGTATTGATATTAAAAGTTTAAAGGAGATTACTAAGGTAAAACCAAAGGAAAATCGTATTTTATTTTTTGATGGTTTATATCTTCATACTGGACATTCTCCCTCGCAATTTAAAAAGCGGGTTTTAATTAATACTAATCTTTTGAATTAAATGAACATTTTTGTAACCTCTCCTTGGCCTGCTGAAAGTGCTGTTTGCCTTCCTGATAAACACATCGTTAAGATGCCCTTAGAGTGCTGTCAAATGCTCTCCATTGTGGCATCGGACAAGTGGGGGTATGGGTATGGTCCTTTGCTTAAGACGGATGGGACACCATATAAAACTGAGAAGGGAGCATTTCGCAATCATCCATGTACAAAGTGGGCAGCAGAGTCAATTCATAATGCTTACTGGTTAATCAAGCATGGCATGAATTTGTGTGATGAATATGCTGTTCGTTATAACAAGGTCCATTCTTGTTACAATACTTTACTTCATGCCTATTATTTGTTCCCAAAAGGTAAAATAAAGGAAGTAACACCGTTTGCGAGGGCAATGCCTGATGAGTATAAACTTGACACAAGCATTGACACTTTTACTGCTTACAAGATGTATATCGCATCCAAACCTTGGGTTGCATCTAATTATCTTCGTATGCCAGAACGAAAACCTGATTGGATATAAAAAATGAAAAAATGGATTAAAAGTCTTTTTGATTATAAATTTACATCTCATGATGAAGAAACAACAAAATACTTTATTGATAGAATTACTGGGAGTGAATATAACATTGCAGATTTGATAATTTTACTATCAAATCAGATTGAAGAACTTGATGAAAAATACAAGAGTCTTCTTGTAGATATTAAAAGATTGGAAGAAGAAAACGTCGAACTGACAAATTCTTTATATGAGATTGAAAACAGATTAGAATCTAAAATTGACAAGATTCATCCTATTGTTTACAATTTGAGTGGAGATAAAAATCTAAGTAATTTTACTCTTGGAGATGCATGAAAATTTTTCTAGATACTGCAGAAGTTGATATGATTGGTCCAGCATATGAAACTGGACTAATTGACGGTGTAACGACAAACCCAACTTTAATTATGAGAAGTGGGAGAGATCCAGTAGAAGTAATTAAAGAAATCTCTACTACCTTCACTTCCCTTCAATCCATTTCTGCTGAAGTAGTTGCTGATACTGCTGAAGAAATGCTGGAGCAAGCACAAGCATTTAGTGGATTGTGGAATGTCACAATTAAAGTTCCTTGCACTGTGGAGGGACTCAAAGCATGTAGACAACTTGCAAGTCAAGGCACACATGTCAATGTCACTTTGATTTTCTCGGTTGCACAAGCAATTCTTGCAGAAAAGGCAGGTGCAAAATATGTCTCTCCTTTTGTGGGAAGATGGTTGGATAATTCTGTTGATGGAATTGAATTAATTAAAAACATCAGACAAGCATATAGTGGGCAAGGTCAACTTTGTCTTACTAATATTCTTGCTGCTTCTCTTCGTGATGTAAGGCAAGTAGAAAAATGTGCCATGATGGGTGCAGATGTCGTGACTATTCCCCCAACCGTATTCTGGGGAATGTATAAAAATATCATGACTGAGAAAGGATTGGAACTATTTCAAAAAGATTGGGAGAAAGCAAATGGTCTATGAATCTTTGACAGAGTTTGAAAGAGCACTTGCTAGATTTGGAGATAAAGTTCAATATATTGTTGGACTAGAAATCTCTGATAAAATGAGTCCAGAAACTGCATATCAAGAAATTAAAGATATGTTAAAAGAACTCAAAAAACTTCGCAAAAAAGAGAAAGAAAATTGGGAGAATGAAAATAGGGAAGAATAATAATTTTACTATGAATAACCTTAGGATTGCTGGGGCACAGATTCCAGTAAGTACAGATGTTCAATTCAATAAAAAAGAAATTTTAAAGTCTATTGATTGGGCTAAAAAAAATGAAGTCAATCATTTGTTGACACCAGAAGGTTCTTTATCTGGTTATACTCAAGATTGGATGGATAGATTTGACGAAATTGTAGAGGCAGAGAAAGAAATTCAAACCCACTTATCTGATTCTGGAGTCTTTTTGCATTTGGGCACTTTATTCAAGCAAGAAGAATTTCTTGGAAATATAAAAAGAAATCAAATTCGTCATTATGCTCCTTGGGGTCAGTTTATGGGAGCAACAAATAAAACATATGCTGTTCCAGATATTGAAAAAGTTCTTCCGAGATCAAGACAGGATAACTTACAATTTGTTCCTTTATCGGAAGAAGATTTAAATCTTCTTGCAGTTGGCTTAATTTGTAACGATATGTGGGGTTCTTCTGAAGCAGGTGGAGAACCACTAACAACGCAGATAAAGAAAACAGGACAAGTTAGTTTAATATTACACGCAACTAACGGCAGAAAGCATAGAGATGATGATTATCATTATGATGCATATAATGCATGGCATGATGGTTACTTAAGAATGGCAGCATTCAATACAATCATTCCTATTTTAACTGTAGACTCTTGTGTTCCCTGGGACTGGAATCCAGAAAGTGATGTTCCTATTGATTTTTATCCCACATCAAGTGAAAGTGGGGTCATTGATTTTCTTGGATGGAAAACGGATGTACCAAGAAAAGGTCGTCAATATTTCTATTATGACTTAGATGTTTCTTTGCCACCATTCGCAAAAATTTACAAACACTTAGATGAGTGCAAAATGAAAGGTAAATATGTACCAACTTTAGAATAACTCTTATGGATTCATTAAAAATAATTCAAAATGAAGATGGGTCGTTCGCAATGGACTGGGACCCGCAAGACTCGAAATGGTCTTGGTTGAATGGGTTGACTTCGAAGGAGATACAAGTTATCATGGAGCAAGCAATTAAAGATTATGAGCATGATTGATTATAAGAGGTATTCTCTTGAACAACTTGAAAATTGGGTTCATGATGTGATGTCTTCTGATGTAGTAGCACCAGAAGAAATTTACGATACTATTCTTAGCGTGGTTGAAGAAAATTACCACATTTATAAAGAGCAAGCATCTAAAGCAAGTGAACTTCTTGCTCTTTTGAATGGTAATGGACAATCACATGAAGATGTCTTGAAAGAAAGAGAATATTACGAACCTTCTATGCCACCTTGGGGTCATAGTGATTTAGAGTATGGAATTCACAATTCATTCTTGACTCAAGACCGCAACAGTAATTTTCCAAAAGAAAATACTGTATGTGATAAAGATGACCCTTCACCAGAATGTAAGAGTGCTTGGAATTCTTTTTGGTATGATAATTATGACCCAAATCAATATACTGAACAAGAACTGAATGCAATGTGCGATAAAGCAGAACTTGATGCTGAAATAGAAAAAATTAAACAAGAGGGTGGTTATGGATGGACACCAGAAGTAACTGAGGAAAAACATTCTAAGTATTATTATGATTACACGAGGAATGATATTGACCGAAAAAATCCATTCTTGAAGAATTGTATTTACGAATCACCTAATGGTGGGAAAACAATTTATTCTCGTGAGTTTGGAAAAACAGAAAAAACTTTAGTTAAAGATGAAACTCCAAAGAAGTGGATTCTTCCTGTTGAACAATCTGTTGTTGATGGTGTAGATGATTATTATGTTAGTTTTCCTGATGATTTGCTAGAAGCAGCAAATTTAAAGGAAGGAGATAAAGTGGAATGGATTGACAATGGTAATGGATCTTATACCTTGAGAAAAATAGTTATTGCATATCATCCAGTTTGAGATCAATTTGCTTTTATTAACTAAATTTGCTAAAATAACTAATTTTTGGAGGAATTAAGATGCTTGATAATTTTGCAGATGAAACACATGCAAGAGAATGGTTGACTGAGTTTGATGGTAAAGTAGATGAATATGTTCATTGCTTTAACACTGTTAGAAATAAACTCTTTGCTGAGTTTGATTCAAATACACAAGTAAATGCACATGTAGTTCCAGTTATCCGTGATATTACTAATTTGTTAATTGCTACTACTAATAACAAAATCATTAAAAAATACGAAGGACTTTATCCAGATAATTATGGCACTATCTAAATCTGTAGAAGATTCACTTAAAGAAGCAGAAGCAAGTCTGCGTAATGCACTTGCTTATGCTGCACGTCAAGAACGTCCAATGGTTTGTAGTATAATTGCAGACTTGATTAGTCGAATTGAATCACTTCAAAGCACTGATGCTATTCTTGATAAACTAGAAAATCGTAAACCAGGAGACACTGGTTTCTTTGGAACTATGTTTGGTAAAGATGACTAACCTAATCAACAAACTACTTGCCATTTTTAATCTCAAACTTGTATCTACTAAACCTAATACAAGGTTGGTAAAGGAAACTGTAAAGTTTTTGAATCAACATAAAGATTATTGGAATGATGATGTTTTTTTCCCTCCTTATGTTGGAGATATTAACTATGTCCAAGAATGGGTGGAAGATGAGTTTCCGCAAGTTTCTGGTAAGACTTATGTTTGCGAACGAGTATTGGGAATAGAAGACAAGTATTATGATTATGAAGGAGATATATTTACTTCACAACAACTTCAAGAGAAATTGAAAAATGACTGAAGAATCTAAAAACAAAAAAGATTTCATGAAATCCATGCAGGAATGGTGGGACTCTGATGCTTGCAAAGAACTTCAAAAGGCAAATGAAGAATCAAAGCAACGAGCAGTAGGAAAGTATTTTATGCTTTCTGAATCTGATAAACTTGATATGGTTCAGGCAATCTGCTACATTTTGTGTAAGGCAGAAAGTGAAGGAACGAGTCATCGTGGTCTTCAAGATGCTCTAGGACTCTATCCTGCAGGTTTCTGGATTGATGGTCTCATGGAGGTTCATAATGCCCTGTGGGAGTATTATCACGACGAGAAAAAAGAAAAACAACTCAAAGATGATCTAAATGCACTGGATGACTTTATTAAGTAATGTAACGTGATCCCGAAGAAAACATTAAGTTAATAGATACTAATGTATTATAATGCTAACATTTAGAAACATCGCAAACGACCCTATGACCCTTGCAAAGACTGGACCCGAAACTCTTTCACAAGAAGAGTGGAACGAACTTGTAGCACTTAAAGACGCTATTAACCAAAATCCAGCTGCAGTTCATCCTGATAAGATGGAACTCTTCACTAAACTTCTTGTCAAATCTTGGGATGCAAAATGTGAACCTACCAATACAAGTGTGTGGAGAACTGGTCACCCATTAGAAGAATGATGGAAAAAACTGTAGAGCAACTTCTAAAAGAATTAGAAGAACTTAAAATACGAGTTGCAATTTTAGAAGAAGATACTAAAGTACTTCAAGTGCAACTTGATTTAACACAGGAATCAATAGATGCAGTATTTGACCTCTGATAAATAATAGAAGGTATTTTTGTAGTTAAATGCTTTCTGAAGGTAGAAAAAGAGACACAGCGGCAAATGCGATATTAGGACTTGCATTTGCTGCTAATGCCGCACAATCCCCAGAAGACTTTGTAAGATCTGGTCATATTGAATCTCCAGGTGTCGTTCAGATGCAGAGAACCTTTGGAAATCCAAGAAAGAAACCAAAAGATTTGGATAAAGAACCAGTAACAAGAAGAGGAATTAAATTAAAAGAAGGAAAGACTTTTAAACAGTTCTTAGAAGAAGCATATTTGATTGAAGCAAGAAGATTCGTTACAAGAGATGAGGCACAATCAAAGTTTGATAAACTTTCTCCAGAAGAGAGAGAAAAAAGAGAGCTTAGAAATTCTGGAGCAAATCACGGTGGGTGGGGAACTAAATTAAAAGATTCACTTAAAAAACAAAGGAAAAGAAGATCTCAAAGATTGAAACCACTAACACAAAATGAATTGGAAACTCACGCGAAAAGAACTTTAAGAAAAAATCCAAATGAACTAGCTGCTATTGCAGCAGATCGTGAAGAAGATGCAAGAGAGAAACAAAAAGCAGCAGCAAGAAGATTAACGAAAAAAACTGGAACCAAACACGTTGAAGATCATATTCAACCACTTCAACAAGATAAAAGAAAACCAGAAAATAGAGAACGATTTGAAAAAATAACTCCCAGTGATGCTTCATCAAATATACAAGTTACATCAGAACCAAAAAATTTAAGAAAGGGATCTAAACCACCTAGAATAGGGCAACGTGGTCACGGTACAACAAGATCTGGTGCAATTAAACAAAGACTTGATAAAGCACAAAAGTTTTCAGATAAACTGGACAACCTTGTAAAACAAATAAAATCTGAAAGATAAATAAATAAAAAAGTCATAAAAAAGATGAAGACCTTTAGAGAGTTTCTAGAAGAAGCATATCTCGTTGAGATGCGTAAAGAGGATGAAGTTAAAGGAGAAACTAAAACTCCTCTTTATGTAAGTAAAACTTCTGGAAGAGTTGTGAAGAACCCTGAGACTGGTCGTTCAGAAGTTAAGAAATCAACAAGAACATCACTATCACCAAGAGCAGCAACTGGTAGAATGAAGCAGGGTATGAAAGACCCAACCAATCCTTATTCTGGTGGTATTGATATGCCTGGTGCTACTAGACACGCACACGGTGGTGGTGGAAGTGGAGCAAAAGCACCTGGAAGAAAGAGAGGTGTTGGTAAGATAGAACAGCAGAAAATTGATAAAGAAGTAAGAGATAGAGGTGAAAGACCATTTAGTGCAGGTGCATCACCAGCAGAAAAAGTTGAATTGAGAAGAGCACAAAGAAGACGTTCGACTGGTAGTGGATATCGATGAAAACCTTTAGAGAGTTTCTAGAAGAAGCAAAGGCACCAAAACCTGATGCTCTAAAAACAATTCAAAGAAAAACAAAAGGAAGAACACCAGGAATGAAGTATGTTGTTCATACTACAAGTTCTGGTGATATTCGTGTAGATAACATTGAAGTTCCAGAGAATCAAAGAGGCAAGGGTATTGCAAAAAGAACATTTAAAGGACTTCATAACTATGCAGATAAGATTGGCAAAAATGTTTCTTTAACTCCAGTTGCAAAACCAGGATATAAAGAAAAATTAGACAAGATGTATAGAAACCTAGGTTATCGGGACCGCACACCTTCAGATAACATTGCTGGTGCAGATACAATGATTCGCACACCCAAGGAGAAAAAATGAAGACATTTAAACAGTTTATTGCAGAAACAGATTTATCTGCTCTTGGTGCTGATATTGCAGCAAAAGCAAAAAGGGAAAAACCTGCTGTAAACAAACCAGATTTTGGTAGTAGTCAGAGTGAACCAAAGGCACCAACTAATGCTGCTCCCGTTGTCGCATCTGCTGTAAATCGAGCAACTGGTGGGTATGCTGGTGCTGTTGCAAATACTGCAAAAAATGTAGTTAATACTGCAACAAAGTCAGTTGTTCGTGGAGCATTTAGAAGAGTATGAAAACGTATCAAGAGTTCATAACTGAAGCAAAGAAGTGTTGGCCTGGATATAAGAAAAAGGGAACACAAAAACTCTTTGGGAAGACTTATAATCGTTGTGTGAAAGAAGATATTGAAGAACTTGAAGAGAGTTCAATGGGTGAGAGAAGTGGTAGAAGAACACGAGGTAAACTAACTCTTGCCCGTGGTCGTGGTGCTGATATGGACCGTGAAGAAAGAACTACTGCTGCGATTGCAAAGAAAGCAGGTCTCAAAGGAACTGGTAAGTATTCCACCAAAGATTTGAGAACCAAAGCAAAAGATTATACGACTTATGATAGTGATGATACTGATGATGATTATGGTAGCACCGAGCAGGACCATTACATCCGCACTCACTCTTCTGCAAGAAAAGCAGCAAAGGGTGAGCATCTAATCAAGAAATACAAACCAGCAGGAAGAACTGCAACTGGAATGACTAAACTCAAGACTGCACCTTCAAGTGAAAGTGTAAGAAGAGTGAAGGACTTGAAAAAGAATATGACTAAAGCAGGTGCTAATAAGAGAGGTCCAGTTCATACTGTTGATATTATGCATCGTGATAGTGATGTTGGAAAAGGTGATAAGGACCAACAAATGGAGAGAGGTAGAAACTTCATTCAAGCACTAAAAGATACTCCAAAGCATCTTAAAAGAGCAGGTGCAAAGAAAGGTGAGGCAGTAGTTGGAAAACCAACTGCTGTTATGTCTGGTGAAGACCAGAAGACTGGAGTAGCAAAGAGAGCAAAACTTTATAAGAAAGTGTTTGGTAAGAGAAGTAGTAAAAAGTCTGAAAAGACTGGAATTATGACAGGTAAAGTGGATTGAGATAAATAAATAAAAAACTATAAATATGGATTCCCAAGACTTACGCAATCTTCAAGAAGCATATTCTAGTGTTTATGAACAGCAGATTGGTGTTCCCCTAAAGGACGCATCTGACCGTGCTGCAAAGGACCAACTTAAGAAAATGATTCCGAAGGGAGAAAAGGTATATACTCCTAAAGCAACACTACAAAATGCTGCTTATGAACCAGAGGGTGAAGAAATTAATGAGGACATCAGAGATAGAGATATAAATGCAAGAGGTGGATTTGACCCAAGATTTGATAAAAGACCAACAACTACTGGTAGTGGACAAGTCAGAACTCCTGGTGGACCTGTAAAAACTCCTGGTGGTCCAGTGACAACTCCAAGACCAACAGGACCAGGACCAGTAGCACAAGCACCAAAACCTGCTGGTGGTTTACTTGGAACATTGGATAAAACTGCTAGAGATACTGCTGGTAGAGTTGGCGAAACTATTGGTAGAACTGAAGCAGGTAAACTTCCTGGTGCAAATCTTCCTATTCTTGGTAATGTGATTAAAAATGAAGGTGGAAGAAGAGGAAGAAACCAAGGACAACAGATGTATGATAAAGCAAAAAAAACTGTTGGTGGTCTTCTACAGCAAGATTATGAACCAGATGCTTTTGATGTAATCCTTGAGTATCTAGTTGCAGAAGGTTATGCAGATACTAATGAGAATGCATTAGTGATTATGGCTAATATGAGTGAAGAGTGGAGAGAAATTATTCTTGAGTATGTTGGTGGTGGAGGTGCAGCACCTAATGCTCCTGGTGGTGTTGTAAGTGCAGTTGATAAATTAGGTAGTATGTTCTCAAAGGTAGCACCTAAGAAACCAGTGAAAAAACAAACACCAGATGGGTTCAAACCATATCAAAAGTTTAACTGAGACAATCCTAGAACTGTCCCCAGACCCCACAAGGGGTCTTTTTTTGTGCTACAATATTCTCAATCACAAGACTCCTATGGAACTTACAGTTATTGCAATCAAACGTGAAGATGGTCTGTATCATTTCGACCATCCCCATAATGACACAGTTGAAGAACTGCTGATGAATGGAACTGAAGAAGCAATTGATGAGCATTGCTACTTCAAGACTGGAAAGTATCCAATTGAGGGTGATGAAGTTGAGATTTCTCTCTTCCTTGAAGAACCTGCTGATTATGATACTCTTCTTGTAAAAGAAGTATCTGATGAAGAAGGAACAACTTATACTGATACAACAATGTGTGTTCCTGTTTGGTTGTGTCCTTGGTTGCAGGGATTCTTTGGTGAAGTTCCTGATGAGATTTATATCAAAGTGCGTCCAATCAATAAAGGTCTTGAGTCTTTTGTTGCTGCAACTGGTATGCGAGGATTTCTCAATAAATAAAAGTAAAAAATGAAAACTTTTAAAGAGTTTATTTCTGAACATTGTGGTTGTGTAGACAATGCAGTTGGTGAACTTGAAGATGGACTCAAAAAGTTAAACGATACTTCTTATGATTCGATTGATAAATTGATGCGTAAGATTATGAAAAAACATCAAATGAGTGCAAAAGAACTACATAATGCTTTTGTTGATACTCACGGTAAAATACCTGATGAGTGGATAAAACAAATAAATAAAAGAAAAAAGTAGTCAAATGAAACCAACTCCAAGAGAATTGCAAGAAACTTATAAAACCTATGAAAGTCTTGTGGAGCATTTAATATCAGAAGGTTATGCAGATGATAAGAAATCTGCAGATAAGATTATTGAAGGAATGAGTCAAACCTGGTATAATCTTATCATCAACGACTGAGGACACTTTCGGAACCGTCCACCAGTCTTGCCAGGCACCCCAAGAGGTGCTATGATTACAAGGTAATCGAGAGGGGAAACCACCAATGTCCTTGATTGAGTTCACTAATTCTTCTGCTATCTCCAAGATTTCTTTCAATCACGATGATAGTGAGATTGGAGTTGCTTTTACTGCTAATCCTGATAAGTATTACTACTTCCAATGTGAAGATGTAGATAACTTTGTTCAAAAGTTGGAAGAAACTGTAAATGCAAACGAGAGTCTCGGGAAGTTTATTTCTGGTCTTCGCAAAGATGGGACTTTGATTTCCGTTTGACAAAGAGTTCCAAGTCCTCTAGAATTGACTTGGATTTATGGTCGTCAGAACAGGTGTTCAGAGGGGACTTATAATCCCTTTGCCCCAGATTAGGGCCTTTGGCAGGGTTCGATACCCTGGGCGACTATTTGCTATTCGTTATTTGCGAATAGCAAATGCTCCTTTAGCTATCTGGTGAAAGCAATCGACTCATAATCGATGTGAGGTGGGTTCGATCCCCTCAAGGAGCACCTATGCCCGTGTAGTCCAGCGGAAGAGACAGAGGACTTAAAATCCTTCCAGGGTCGGTTCGAATCCGACCACGGGTATTGCCTTCGGGCACTTTTTATGAAAACTTATGATTACTATTGATTACCTGAAAACTATCTGTGAAACCCAATGGGATTGGAATAGAATTTTTGGAGCAGTAGTTGATGTTTACTCCGACAAAGGATTTAAAAGTAAATCAGATAATATGCTTCGAGCTAAAATTCTTGAGTTATCTGTGGTTACTTTTTCGGAACTAATTCACATTGATGAAGATGGTGTAGATTTTATTTTGATGGTTGATGGTAAAGAAGTTTTAATTGAGGGTAAATTCCAAAAAGATTTCTTTAAGCAAAGAAAAATTAAAGGGACTAACGAATTTCATACTTGCAATAAAGTCAAGATGAAGAATTATCGAGGAAAAATTAACGAGGACGCATTTAATAGATTCAAAGGAGAGAATAAATTTCATTATGTAATGATTATTGACCGAGAATGCTTTCGGGTTGCATTTGCGTCTAAAGAAACTGCACAAAAATATTATGTTCATGAAGGTGATGGAGTATTTTCCTATCTTCCTTACAATGAATTGACTTATCTTGATTTAGATGTTGCCAACTTTACATTTCCTTCTTCTAGTGTTAAACTTTCTGAAGCAATAAATGACGTAATCATCAATTGGATTAAAGATAGATGAAGCAATTCCCACTAAAAACTTGTCTTAGGTATCCTGGAGGCAAGAGTAAAGCACTTAAGACTCTTGCTCCTTGGTTTCCGAGTGACTTCAAAGAGTTTCGTGAACCATTCTTGGGTGGTGGAAGCATATCTTTAATGATTTCTCAAAATTATCCAAAGGTTCCTATTTGGGTAAACGACAAATACTTCTATCTCTATAACTTCTGGGTTCAACTTCGTGATAATGGTCAA